TGATTGATTCTCAAAATCTTTCAAGGTTTCTCACTGTTCAGTTATCAATGTTCTTTAGTTTATTGTCTTGCGACAACGAATTATATGATATCAAACTTTCAAGTGTTTGTCAACAACTTTTTTAAGTTTTTTATCAAGCAGGGCTACAAGGATTCGAACCTTGAAATGACGGAGTCAGAGTCCGTTGCCTTACCATTTGGCGATAGCCCTATATGAAGCGCAGGGGGTGGGATTCGAACCCACGCGCCCTTGCGGACAAACGGTTTTCAAGACCGCCTCGTTATGACCACTTCGATACCCCTGCACGAGAGCGGGTGATGGGAATCGAACCCACGTATCCAGCTTGGAAGGCTGGTGTTCTACCATTGAACTACACCCGCATATTTAATTATTCACAAGTCGGGGTGACAGGATTCGAACCTGCGACCTCCTGGTCCCAAACCAGGCGCTCTAGCCAAGCTGAGCCACACCCCGATATGCTGTTTTGCCGTTTCGTTTTTGTTGCCTCACCGAAGCGACTTCGATATAATATCACCCTATTCCATACTTGTCAACACTTTTTTACATTTTTTTTAAATTAATTTTTCAAATACGATACATCCCGCGTTTTTACGATGTTTTCGATAACCTGAAATAACAGTTTTACTAACTCCTTAAATGATTTATTAATCGCACTTTCTGCTGTAGGAAATCGGGCAAGAATAAAGGCGGTTTTATCGCAAACCGCCTTTTAGTGGACTAGACGGGAGTCGAACCCTTATATAAGTCTTGTACCCCTTGAAAACACTGGCTTTCAGCCATTCGATAATTGTTTGACACCAATTTGACACCACTTTTTACGATATTGCTATCATATCCATTGCAAGAGCTTCTTGTTCTTTCAAAACGTGAATATACTTATTGTAAGTTATCATAATATTCGCATGTCCCATCAATTTACTTACTACCTCAACTGAGATGCCTCGTCTGATGAGAACAGATCCAAATGTATGTCTTAGTGTATGAAGAGACATGTTTTGTGGTAAATTCGTTCCATTAATAACTCTTTTAAGACTTCTCTCTAAATTTCTGTAAGTGTTTCTAGTACCTACACTTGTACTTGACACATAGTTAGAAATAATATTTTTACGCTTGTCATATGCTTGTAGCTCTTTAAGATACAAAATAGTGGTGTCATTTAATTTTAACACTCTTATTCCAGATTTTGTTTTAGGAGATTCTTTAACTCGATTGTATAATTTCTTAGTTTTAACGTCATAGATATTACTTTGAACCGTATTATTGATATACATTAATTTGTTTTCATAATCAATGTTATTCCATTCTAATGCCAAAGCTTCACCTGCACGTAATCCAAGATTTAGAATTATCATTAAAACCAAAGCATCTCTGCTTTTGTATTCCCCATTTTTATATCTTGCCAAAGCTGCGTTTTTAAATTCTTCAATCTGTTCATCAGATAAGCATAATTGTTTTCTTGTTGAAGTTTTTATATAACTATCTGAAGGAATGATAACATCATTTGCAGGGTTGTTTTGAATAATTCCATCTTTAACAGCTTTGTTCATGCATGGTCTTATAATCTGTACCAATTTTTTTAATCCTGAACGGGCTAATGGTTTAATTTTATCATCTGTTGGACACGCATGTTTATCAATCATATCCTGAATCATTTCTGTTGTAATACAACCAAGTTTTTGTTGTCCTAAAACACTATCTTTTATTTGACAATCATATACTCTATATAATCTTGTAAATGAAGAAGGTTCGATTTTACCATATTTATATTTCATTAGCCATTCTTCCATATAATCTTTTAAAAGAATGTTCTCTGGCTCAACATACCCTTCTTTTATTTTTATAAGATAATCTTTAGCTTTATTTTTTACTTCTGTTTTGGTCTTACCATAAAAACTTTTTCTGTGAGAATTAACAGTAATTCTTCCCATATAACGACCATCAGTCCGAGTACAAATCGTCATGTTATTAATAGTCGCCATTATATTGCTCATGTTCCACCTCCTAAAACAATATAAAGGCATTTGTATAATTATATTATACTCCTGCCTTTATTAATAATCAATCAATAATAGATTTCTTCGCCTATATGATTTTTTATCCATTCTTCCAATAAATTAAATGTTGTAATGTAATCTTTACCAACTTTTACTAATGGAAGTTCACCTGATTTGATTAGCTGTAATACTTTTGTTTTTCCAAATGGCAAAACATCATATAGGTCTTGCTGAGATAGAATTTTATTCTCCATATCACGCCTTTCCAGTTGAACCAAATGAACCACGAGATACTTCGTCTAAATGCTCTACTTCCTCAAACTCAATCTCTGGCTGAATCTTATTAATTCTAAACTGACAGATTCTATCATTCTTGTTGATTACTGTGTCTTCCATAGCAATTACAGGAAGTTTCCATTCATCTGAGTCTCCTGAATATGAATTATCAATTACTGCAAAACAATTTGTCTGTAAGATTTTAAAGTTTTTATATGTACTGCTACGTGGTACAATATTGGCTTCATATCCGTCTGGTAGTTTCATTCCAACTCCAAGTGGAATTAGATGGAACTCACCTTTCTTCAGATGTACAGTTTCGGCAGAACGAAGGTCAATCCAGTCACCTTTGCTTATTTTCTCTACCTTATCTATCTCATTATCAAAATATTTAATCTTAATTGTTTCCATGTTGCTTTCTCTCCTATCTTTCTTCTGATGCTTTATTGATGAAATCATTAAGACTTAGAGTTGTCTGCATCTCGCTCTCTCCTGTCCTCTTCATTACGTGCAGCTACACATAATGCCATAATTGATGTTCCAACAAATCCACCGATTATAAAACTTATTACACCTACTGCTACCATATTTAATCCTCCTTAATCACAATATAAAACTATTTTGTTCTGAGCCAGAGATTGTTTTGCATCAATTACCCTTTGGTTTGAACTGCCTCGCCACTTGAGCGTTATATCTCTCTGTTCATCTATATATTCTCCGTCTACAAGTACATCACACAGTTTCACGATAGACTGACGCAATACTTTATCTTCCCATTCACTATCTAATGGATAATGTATTCCGTTTATTAAATCTTCAAATTTATATCCTGTATACAACCAGATAGTTTTTTCGGGAAAAGAAATACGGATTTCTTTAATTAGAGACAAGACTTCATCGAGGTTTTGTTCTGCCAAAGGTTCGCCCCCTAGAACAGAAATTCGATTAATATATGGTCTATCAATAAGCTTTATAAATTTATTTTTTGTTCCTTCTGTCCATTCTTTACCACCATTAAAATCCCAAGTATCAGGATTAAAACAGTTAAAACAATGTCTGTCACACCCTTGAACGAAGAGGGAGACTCCAACTCCCTCTCCATTTGAGATATCAAGATTACGCATACTTGCAAATCTCATATTTAATCCTCCGTATATTCCATGTCATCCAAATGATAAACACGGTCATGAATGTCGCCATATCTACCCTGATTACCACCATTTTTTGCAGTACCAATATAACCACAAACTCTAAATGCTATATCCATTGTTGTATTGTCAGTATTCCCACAGCTAGGGCATTCCCATTTAAGTCTATTGTTTTCGTCTGATACAAGAGGAATATCACCATCAAAGCCACATTTTTCACAATAACAACTCTTTGTATTAATCTCTGCATACATGATGTTGTTATAAATAAACTTAATAACTTCTAGTATGGCAGAAATATTATGGCTCATACTTGGTATTTCGATATATGAAATTGCTCCTCCTGGACTTAATTTTTGAAATTTTGATTCGATTCTTAACTTTTCAAATGCTGTGATATGTTCAAAGACAGGAATATGATATGAATTAGTAATATAATTTCTATCGAAACCATCTAATTTTTCAAAAATATCGTTACCGAAACGAGATTTTAGGCATTTTGCAAATTTGTAAGTTGTGGACTCTAATGGTGTTCCGTACAAACTATAGTCAATGTTTTCTGCTTGTTTCCACTGATTACATTTATCATTTAACGCCTGCATAACCTTTAATCCAAACTCTTCGCCAATTCCTTCATCCGAATGAGAGTGACCAGTCATAAATTTTACACATTCATATAAACCAGCATAACCAAGCGATATTGTAGAATAACCATCATAAAGAAGTCTGTCGATTTTCTCATGTTTCTTTAATCTAGCGTATGCTCCATGCTGCCATAGAATAGGTGCTACATCAGAAGACGTGCCAAGTAATCGCTCATGCCTTGCTCTTAATGCTTTATGACATAATTCCGTTCTTTCCTCAAAGATTTCCCAAAACTTATCAAAATCTCCGTCAGATGAGAAAGCAATATCTGGAAGAGAAATCGTTACAACGCCCTGATTGAATCGTCCATAATATTTATGTTTATTCGGATCAAAGTTCTTTGCATTTGCAATATTTCCCACTTTATCTGTAAATCTATCTACAGTAAGGAAACTTCGGCAATTGTGACTATAAATACCACTAACTTCAAAATGCTCACTAGATGTTGTCACATCATAACTATACATTTCTTTATGAATCGGATTAATCTTGATAACCTCTGATTCAATAGCATATCCTGATACATTTGATTCAATATAGTTATCACATTTCTTTTTGCATACAATGTAATTAACTAATTCATCAGTTGGGTAAAATTCAACCCTATATCTAATCAATTCTGGATTTTTCTTTGTGTAATGATTATGATAAATTTTAGCTGGGATTCCAATAGATTGTGCTAACGCCATTTGCTGAAGCGCCAATTCTTTATTAGTAGAACCGATTTGAACAGTAGAAAAGTTATTTTCATTTTGATGTGAATTGATATATCCGTCTGCATCAATCATTCCTGCAAAAAAGGCAAGCTTCGCTTCATAATTCCATGAGAATACTTCATTTGGAATTTGTCTATTTACTTTATTGATACCGCCAAATTTTGATGTAAAATAATTTGTCACATATTGAATTCCACCGTTATTATCTGAAATTGCACATAAATCTTTGTATGTTCCTTTTTTACCACGTTCTTGTAGAATTGTTTTAACATTCAGTCCGAAATACTTGGTAAATGTATTGCTAAATTTTTCTTCAATTTCATCTTCTCCTGTTGCAGCAATAGACGCAAATACATGATTATTTTGATAACATCCATCACATAACATAAATCCCAATAGCCATGCTTTATCAGCATTGAACAGAATTGATTCTTCATTATATTGATTTGAGTTGATTAAGATTTTGTCTCCAAGTTTCAATTCTGATGCGTGTACATTTCTGCCATCTCTTAATGTTAATGGATGATCTGTTGTACATAATAATCTTCTACCATTAGAAAAGTCCACATCCAACCATTCACTTGATACATTACGAATAATTCTTTTTATATCAACAAATCCTTTTTCTGTATCATAAATCGTTACTTCTGATAAATCCATATATAAATTAGGATTATCTTCGGAATACTGGTGTTTGATTTCAAATGAATCAGACAACCTCCTCCACATTCTTTCGAATGATTCTACATATAAATTATTCTTAATCTTATATGTGATAAGTTCTTTTCCGTCAACGCAGCCCATACATGTATAGACATCACCCTTTAATTCAAGCATCATTTTTTCAGATATATAATCGGGTACAAGTCTCTTTGATGTACATTTGGCAGCCAATTCTGTTAAATACCAATACTCCGAACCTTCAGTGATATTATCTTCTTCAAGTACATAAATTAATTTTGGGAAAGCTGGTGCAATATAAACACCGTCTTCGTTTTTTACACCTTGAATTCTTTGTCGCAGAATTTCCTCAATTAATAATGCGAGGTCATGTTTTTCTTGCTCATTTTTAGCTTCGTTCAAATACATAAAAATCGTAATAAATGGTGCTTGCCCATTTGTTGTCATAAGAGTGACCAACTGATATTGGATAGTTTGAACGCTTTTTTCGATTTCTTTTACAAGACGTTTTTCTACGATTTCATTAATTGCTGTAGTTTGATCTTCGTAAATTCCACCTTGCAAAATTGCAATCTCATCTTCCACTTCTTCTTTGATTTTCTTTCTTGATACATCTACAAATGATGCCAGATGTGCAAGCGAGATACTCTGTCCACCATACTGATTAGATGCAATCTGCGCAATTGCTTGTGTTGCTATATTACATGCCGTTGATAATGCATGTGGTGTTTCAATCAATGTCTCACTAATTACAGTATTATTTTGCAACATATCTTCAAGATTAACTAATCCGCAGTTATGCATATGCTGAATGAAATAATCGGCATCGTGAAAGTGCAAAATGCCATCATTGTGAGCTTGTATAATTTCAGGAGATAACAAATATCTTTTTGTCGCATCTGTACTTACAGAACCAGCAATATAATCTCTTTTAGTTGGATTTAACACTGGATTTTTATTAGCGTTTTCATCTTTCCAATATTCATCAAGATCTTCTACAAGCTTTTGAATTTCTTCGTCTGTTGTATTCTCATTCTCTCTTTGGAACTCACGAATACTTCTATATCCCTCATAAGCTTTTGCAGTAAGTCTCTGTTTCTTAGTAATCAATTTATCAAATACCATTGACTCAATATCAGATACACTTGCCTCATTCTTATCTTTACATTCATTTTCAATCTCATTTGCAATATCTTCTGCAATCTTTGGTTTTACAATACCTGAACCATTTTTCATTGCTTTAAGAATTGCTGTTGAAATTTTTGATTTATCAAAATCAACTTCTGAACAATCTCTCTTAATTACTTTCAAATTTTATCTCCTTTCTAAATTACTGTTATGATTGCATAACCAAGTACACATGCTGCAATCGCTGCCACAGTTTTCCAATCAATTTCAAATTCTATACAATCTACAAAATTGAATTTCATTTTATTTCCTACCTTATTATATTTTTACCACTCATTTCATTGCACATAAGAGCTTTATGTGTACAACTGTCATCCATATTTGCATGAGTTCTTACACTTTTAATGTGGTCAATTATATATTCTCTGTCTCCAATGATAACAGTAATAAAATTATCTTCCATATCTTTTAGCTCTCTCATTAATTGACGAGTGGTAGTTATCCCACCATTATAGATGGGACGTAAACCACTATAATTTATCTTAATCACCCCATTTCAATACTTCATTTACGACTTCTGAAAGCTCTTTTCCTTCATTGTTATAGATAATTCGATTTGCCAACATTTCAACTCCACGAAAATCTACATTATCAGCTTTCATTCTTCTTTCAGCTTCTTCTTTATTATCACCACGTTTTAATAACCTATTTTTAATTGTAATTTGATTAGCATATATGTATATAACTTTGGGATTTATACCCTTAGAAATAAGAGTATTTACACCATCAGGTGGTAGAATTGATACCATTTTAGAGTCTTTTTCATAATCTTCTTTTGCTGTGCCGTAGTACCATAAGCCATTTTCAGAAAGATATTTTCTATATTCAAGGAAAAATCCATCATTTATTTTGTTGATAAATTCATCCTCCGATATAAAATGATATGTTTGGTCTTGAACTTCGCCATCTCTCATTGGGCGAGTCGTATAAGATACAAGGTTCTCATAACCATGCTTGTTTACTAATTCATTTGTAATAGTGTCTTTACCAGAACACGATTTACCCATTAACACCAGTAAACTCATGACTCAACCACCCAATTAACTATATGACCGTCATTTATAATAACGTTCTTGTTTTTGAATCTGTGAAGGTTTTCGCAATCTTCTAATGTTACTAAGTCAACATCAATTCCTAAATAAGTATCCATACTATCTGGAATAGGAATATCGTGAACAAATTCCATTGAACAGTTCAACCTCCTTCTCATCATCACTGTTAATTCTTACAGTAACAGGATGTGTTGATATGCTAACCATACCCATAAATGACTTGGCATCTACTATCTGATGCTCGTAACAGCCATCTACATCAGCAGAAATTTTACTTATTAATAAGCGAACGAACTCTTCCAAATCGGTTAAGCTGTCCAAATTCAAAGTAAATTCCTTTCTCATAAATTCTTTTGAACTCATTTTTCCTCCTTACTTGACTTGTATACCCTTATTTGTGTTACTGGACTATTCCATTCTTGACATACACTTGACATATCACCTGCTCTTTTAGCATTTATATTTAATGCAGACTTGTCTACAACAAACTCGCTTAAGCAATCAGTCTCTTTGGTGATTATATTGCTTGAATCAGTATGTATATCAGCCTTTTCATCGGACATTATGCAGGGAATTACAGTGCCATTTGCCAGAACTAAATCAAATTCATCACCAATTTCACATCCAAAATACGAACCAAGAGCCACACAATATCTATCTCCAACCATGCGGACACCATACTTACCAGTATAAGCAGATGTGTGTTGAAGTATATATTGAGGACTTTTTCTGTTTGTAATAGCTGTATAGGGCATCCATGTTTTATGTGCCGCATATGGCACTTCAAACATTTCAAACTCAGCTTCATGATCTTGAAGATATTCCTTGTTAATGTAATAGATATTATCATTCCAATATATTAAGTCCCATTCGTTATCAAATGAAGCTACACTTACTTGCTGATTCCAAGATAACGTGGTTACAATCTCTGAATCAGTATTCGGTTTGGTTCTTACATTAACAGCAGTTGTAGTCCAATAAGGTTCAAATGTGGTTTCAGATGCCCATGCAGATGCAAGTGTATCACTTACACCTGCATTCATCTCCAACCAAGGTTTGTAATCGCAGTCGTATTTACTAATGTCTTCATTCTCAGCCCCCATAACAGGGGCGACAGATGTTGCAGATATAGCAAAAGCGACCACTAACATAGTTGCTAGTTTCTTTCTTTTCATATATAGTTTCCTTTCATTTTATTGAATTGGTACACTAATATATTCTCTTTTTAGTTGTTAAGCATTGATAAAAATTGATCCTCTGAAATGATTGGGATATTTAAAGATTTTGCTTTCTTATTCTTAGAACTTGTCGAATTTATATCATTATTGATAAGATAATTTACTTTAGAAGATACACTTCCTACGACTTTACCGCCATGAGCTTCAATGTCTGCTTTGAGAGTATCACGGTTTTGATAATGTTTTACTGAGCCAGTTATAACAAAAGTCTTATTTTCTAATTCATTTGTAGTTTCTGACATAATGGATTTTTGTGTCTCAAACGTAAATTCGTTTGCTAACTGAAGTATGTCTGAGTAATGATTTTTCCAATAAGCATTAAGCGAGCTTATTAATGCATCTCCAACACCAGGCAAATACCTAAAATACTCAGCACCCTTAATTGTCATTTCGCTAATAAATGTATCAAAATCATAATCAACAGAATCTGCAATCATCATACTTGCTAATTTGCCAAGTAACGGAATCGAAAGACTATAAAGAAAACGCTCAAGACTTGTCTTACGAGATTTCTCAATAGAGGCAAGAAGCTTATCTACTGATTTCTTACCAAATCCGTCTAAAGCTTTCATTTTATTTTCATAATCTGATAGATGATAAATGTCTTGAATTGAGTTTAACCAACCAAGATCGATGAATTTCTCTATTGTTGCTTCAGATAGCCCATCAATGTTAAGCGCATCTCTTGACACCGCATGACTGAGCTTGCCAAGCAGTTTACCATTACAATTATCATTAGTACATACAAGTACTTCTGAGTTATTATCTTTTACTATCTTAGTAGGCTGACCACATATAGGACACATATGAGGTATATCAATATAAATTTTTGTATACTCGTCATCTTGCTCTGCCCATCTTATCTGAGGTATTATGAGATTACTTTTTATTACTCCAACATGCTGACCAACCCACGGTCTACCCATAATTTCTTTCATAACAGATATATTATGAAGAGACGCTCTTTCAACAATTGTATCTTCAATCTCAATTGGCTTGAACACTGCTGTTGGTGTTAATGTGCCTGTCTTTCCCATCGTATATTCTATATTAATAAGCTCTGACTCTACCGATTCATTGAACACTTTAAAAGCTATACCATTGTTGAAATGATGGCTTGTACTACCAAGCGATTTACCATACTTAACATCTTCATACTTAAATACAACACCATCTTGAGGAAGATTTTCTTTCTTTGCTTCATCTAAGAAAAAGTCAATTGCTTCTTGGATATTTAACTCAGCCCATTTAAGATTAGCAAATGGAACAGTTTCAAATCCCAAATCGTTAGCTTCCATAAGAGAACTTGCAAATGATTCTGGGTGCTTAGAACCTTCAACAACTTCCCATGCGTACCATCTCAGCTTACGATTTTTTACAACAGATGTATCAAGACCGCCAAGTGTACCTGACGCAAGATTACGTGGAGTCTTGTACTCACCATTCTTATTTAATTTTTCAAAATCATCTGTTTTAATAAGTGCTTCACCATCAATAATATAAGTTTCTTCCTTATTAATATGTAAAGGAACATTAAGGAACTGCTTTACATGATCTGTTATAATATTTCCTATAGTGCCATTACCTCGTGATTCAGCCCTTATAAGCTCACCATCTTTAAAAATCAAACGACAGGTTAATCCATCGAGCTTTACAGAACCTACTAATGTATGTCCTTTCGCAAATTGCTTGACCTCTTCTGCACTATGACATTTTGCAAGCGATAACATAGGTGACTCATGAGTAACTTTCTTAATATTATCCAATACAATAGCACCAACGTTATGTGTTGGACTGTTAGATAATACAATGCCAGACTCTTCTTCCCACCGTCTTAATTCTTCAAGTTTATTATCAAACTCAGTATCACTCATAATAGGCTGCCCAGTATTGTAGTAAGCTCCTGATGCTTTATTAAGTTCGTTGACTCTATTAATTATCTGATTTTTAGTCATTATTAGATTCCTTTCTATTTAATACATCCCAACCTTGATACCACATTGAATTGGAATTAGCATATTGGTTGAATAATTCTATTAATTCATCCGATTCGGGGAAGAACGGATCTCTATGTAATGTACTATTGATATACCCAAGAGCATTTAACAAGAATTGTCCTGGTCGCATATCTGGAAATGATTTCTTATGTATCTCACATAACTGTGAATAAAATGAGTCTAATTTTTCTGGATTTCTAATCTTAATCACCTTCTTTTTCTTTTAGTAAATGCGGACACCAACTAGGAATATTTGGCATATCACTTTCCCACTCTACGTATCCTGCTATCTTTTTACCATTACTTCCACAATAATAATCACTTGCATGTTCCCATGAATCTGATGTGACCAAAGGTTGTATTTTATGCAATGGACAACGACTACAATTATCTATATCATATATAAGTTGAATTTTCGCCATAATATTGTCTCCCAAGAAATGAACATTTCTTCTACTTTTTCGTCCTCTAAAACCCTTATAAATCAAGGGTTTTCATGCTTCCCATCATACATAATCAGCTCTTCTGCGTATGGAAGTGACTCTACCCACTTGATAAACGACTCTGACCACTCTGTAAGCTTATGGTTTCTACGCTGAAAGTACATATTACGAACATTTTCATAATTCATTGTAATTGTACGCTTCTGTAACCATGACTCTGGAAGCCAACGTATAAGCTCTTTCCAATATCTCTTATCTTTTGTTTCAAGATATTTTTGACGCAGGTTCTCAAGAAAGTTAATGAACTTATGTACTTCAAAATCCACTGTACTATAATCTACTTCAATATTTGAATCATATGTTTCTAAGCACTTTAAGTCTTCCTCATAGTCGTCAATTTCAAAGCAGTCTAATGTAATAGGTTGACTCGTAATCTTGTGCATTGTACTTGTAGAATTAGCAACCGTTCCTACTTTATAAGTATCAAATTCTTTCCACCAATAAAGAGGAGTTGTAATATCAACCGATACAAAAATCTGTCTCATAAACTTTCTATGCTCATTCCCTGCTTTAATAAGAGTCTGTGCAAGCTTCAAATCCGCTTCACCAATAATATCTGCATAATATCCATTAATGTTACAATGATGTATATATGCATTAGGATATACTTTTAATAATTCATCAAAATCAACATCTGCTCGTTCTTCGTCATAATAATCATTAAATTTACTATCACTTCTATTCCAAGAATTTTTTGGATTTCTTAAACCCCTAAATGCGTGTTCAAATCCCCATACCTCTGTATTATCAAATTTCAAATCTTAATCCTCCTATTTCTTAATTCTAATGAAAGTTTAGTTTAGTTTCCTGTTGATTTATTCTAAGTCAACAATATTGTATCTAACAGTACCATCGTCATATTTCTTGGTTTCTAATATTCCATCAACATATTCTCCAATTTTGTCTGAATATTTGTTATATGTATCACTATCAGAAATATCATATTCTACACCGTTATATTCAACAGTAATGCTATAAACTGCTGGATGCGATTGTGGCATCATCGTTTTAGTCGCAGGACTATAATACATTGTTGTATAAGCAGCTCTATGATATTCATCTATTATTTTTACTTGAACTGTAGATGTTTCAGTACTAATGCATTTTGCACAGCCAGTTAAAGAAAATACAAATATAAACATCATTGCAATACTATATAAAACCTTTTTCATGATATTTTTCACCTCCTAATCTCCACATGAATAATGGCTTATTCTTCTTTGCTATCATCACCTTTATCACTCGTGCTAATATCAACACTAGCTTCAATGCAAGCAGGAAACAATAACGCCCAAAGACACCAAATAGATCCTGTATATTTAATTGCAAAAATTACAGCTATTGCGGTTGCAATCCATGCAGACGCATAAGCAATTGTCATTGCGATATTTTTCATTAGTATATTCTCCTTTCATCTTCTGTAGAAACTGTTGATTCTTAAGGCGATTCAAGAATGCATTTTTTATTGTATCCTTTTTTGACATTATTTCTTTTTTCAATAATTCATCTCTATTCATTTGCCCTCTCCTTATTTCCAATTAAAATATTGTGTGTCCTTACATGTAGGACATTTAATGTTGTAAGAACCAAGTCCATCGTGTATAACTCCCATTTGCGAAGTGCAATTACATTCATTCTTTTCTACTTCAAAAATCGTGCCACAATTCTCACATGTTATTCTTTTTGTGACAGGTTTTAATTCGCCTTGTTTAATGATTTTCATGTTGTTCTACTCCTTATATATTCTTTCATAATCTTGCAAGCTACTTCACAAGCCTCATTAACCTTTTCGATTGCCTTGTCTTTGTTGAATCCTGCATAGTATTCAATCTCTGCAATAGCATCTGCTGAAGTTTCAGGATCAAGAATACGAATTGCTTCTTCTATTGACATCTCACTCATATAATCTTCTCCATATCATAATTTTCTCTGATATAATCACACAGTTCATTCATAGTGGAAATGATATGCTCATCGTCCTTTAAGCAAGGATGAATATTGCACATACAAGAACCTTTCGCTCCATTTTCTTTGAATAGCTTCCAATTGAATGTAATCCACAACAGAGGAACTTTAGTAAGATTTTTCGTAAATAATCGTGTTAGAATTTTCATAGATTATTACCTCCTACTGTATTATTCTCTACAGTTGAGCCAATAAACTTCTTACTGGTTCTCTACTCATATTTTCTTTTGCCCATGAAATATAACCAGGATCAATTTCTTTGATTTGTGGAAGCGTCTTTCCTGAATATTTTCCGAATGTAATTACATAAGAATCAATATCTGGTAACTCTTCCTTTGGAATATCAACACCACCTAATGCAGAAACTACATCATCAGAATATGTCATATCAAGATTTGACCTACTTGCTAAATAATCACACATATGTACAAAGAACTGCTCGTCATTTTCAGGCTTTGGTAATACTGTCTTACTTCTCTTTGTAGAAGTCCATTCGCCTGAATGACTCTCACATAATCTTGCAATATAAGCTTTAGTGCCAGCATCTACATCATGTTCAACCGATGTATTTCTCACCCATTCACCTGCAAGCATTGGATGTTCATGTACTGTATACTGAGAACCATTTAGCCCACATTTAATTGCATCATGAAAAATTGGTGTGCAGCGTAAACAATCTCGCTGTCGCTCATTGGTCTTTTCTTTTACATACTCTAATCCAAGAACATAATTCATTACTTCTGCAAACATTAAAATGTGAAAAATCTGACCATGTGGCTGACACTGTGTTTTATTATGATATTTAAAAGATGTACTACTTGGAATTGTGAAGATATAATCTGGAATTTCCTTAATCATATCAGTACAATAATTTCTAATCTCATCTGTCTCAAACTTATTTAATAGTCCTTCAAAAACTTTTACCTTGTCCATATTTTCTCCTTTACTTCAATATCTTGGAATCTAAACAATTTTTACATAATTCGTATATCATCCTACCCATATATTCTCTTTCTACAAAATAAATGTGCATGTTATTTCTGCTTTGCCATGTAAGCAATGTTCTAAAAAACGATGTCGGATTCAATTTCGATTTATAGTTCTCTGTAAAAATATCCTCTATGTTGTCATTCTCTATAAGAAGATAATTTTTCTCTATATTAATCATTCGATTAAATTCTTTAAAAATTCTGTCATCATCTTTAGTTGCATTTGCTATGTTACCAGCTAACTCACTTACGGAATTCTTTCGTTCAATACAAAGTTCGTCACTAAAATAGGTGTCGATTGAGAAGCCCAATTCAGGGCAACTCTCAACCATAAGACCATAATCACCTGTTTTCAATGCTCTTGACTTCCATTTGATGTTATTCCTATCAAACCAATCAGTAACATTTTTATTAGTATTCTCACGAGTGTCTACTAATACAACCATGTGTGACAGTAATTCTTTATATTTTTTGTCTGTATAATACTGTTTCATTTACATCTCCTAACAAATTTGGTACTCGGAAACCCACCATTCTTGTTCGTCTGTTTCTTGCCATTCACCATCAACCTTTTTCATTTTTTGTTTTTTATATTGATTTGTGACTTTTACAATATCTCCACGTCTGATAGGATTCTGTTTGAATATTTTCTTGCTAATTTTTACTGGAATTGTGTTACCATTTGCCAATGCATATAGCTTCAATCGTGGAGAATAGTCAACATTAAGATCCAATGCCACACAATAACCTGCCAGCTTTTTATCAACAATATCTACATACCCAAGATTTTCTATCTGATAAGCAATCTTTGTTCGCATATCAGTTTTCTCATTTGGGACATTCTGCAAGAGTTTATTAAGTAGTTTTGCACTATCTAATTCCATAAACGTCTTCTGAGTTTCCTTGCCAGAACATTCTCTAAGTACATCAAAATCAAGTCCATACTCTAGTGCCTTATCCTTCTTCATCTGTTTCTTGCCATAATATTTTGAAAACAAATCACTGCAAGTAAGTAGATAACGAATACCACCAAATTCTTCAAAGAAATCGAGTTTAATCAAGATTTCAAGTTTTCTGCTATCAACTTTGAGGTCAGAAATTCTTACCAATAAGTCAATAAATGTATTAAATTTCTCATCTTTAATGGAATATAAATCGTTTGCGGCATCTTCGTTTAGAAATTTTACAGAAGCGATACCCTTGTAAATACCATCTTTATCACAAGAATACTTTGCAGTAGAATGTCTGAATTTGATGCTATGAATTGTAATACCGAGTTGTTTTGCTAATTCTGTACCAAGCATAATGTCATCTTCATTATTGGCATTATTTAGATACGCAGTAATAAATTCTTTCGGATAATAATATCTGAGATAAGCACACATATAACCTATCATTGAATATCCTGTTGAATGGTTAAAACCAAACTGATAATTAGAACTATCTTCTATAATCTTCAAAAAGGCTTGTGCTTCTTTTTCTGCAATTTCTCTAGGCTGAGAGGACATATTACAATATCCTTCAAGAATAGATGGTAGCGCAGCTTCAAGACGATCTTTTTGTTTACGTCCAATAGCTCTACGAATATTATCAGCATCACTACCACTCAAACCACAAATATTTGTAAGGAATTTAATTGTGTCCTCCTGGAATATAAGGAATCCATGATTATCTTCCAACAATTTATCAATCAACTCCGATGGATTTTTGTTTGGTTCATGGGCTAATAACCTATCTCTATATGATTCTCCTGAAGGTCTGATTGAGGCATTTACAAGCGACAAGTCATTTACGCAATGACATTCAAACTTTTTCATTGAATCATAGGCAAACTTTGATTCAAACTGAAATATGCCTACTGGACTATCTGCAATATGTGCCCAAACTTTCTCGTCATTCCAATTGACTGTATGTGATTTCGGATACGGAATATGTGCTAATTCACATGTATCTTTGATAATTTCTATGTTTTTCAGACCAAGCAAATCGTATTTTACGAGGGAGACTTCATGAATTTCTTCCATATTAATACTCAAAATACGTTTACCATCCTTAGACCAGAATGTTCCATAATTATCAGGTAGTGTTACTGGACTTACAATAATGCCTGCTGGATGCATCGACTGAGAAATTGCTGTTCCTACAAGACCGTCAAAATAATAGAATAACTTAGGATATTGTTTTTCTTTTAAGTCCTTCAAAGACTTTTCGTTATACTCAAGTTTACTTCTAAGTTCTTCCAAGTCTTTTAAGCACTTTTCATTATTTTCATATCCATCAATAGATTCAATTTTCTTGATCTTGTCATTGCAATCAGTAATACCATCGGTAAATAATGAATACTGAGCTTTTACTTGTTTGACATCTCCAAGTGGCATATTCAAAGCTCGTCCAATCTCATCAATAGTACCTTTGTCAGAAATCGTGCCGATAGCCAACACATAAGCTGTTTTATCAGCACCAAACTTTTCAATGATATGCTCATATACTAAATGTCTTTGTGATGGTGCAATATCCAAATCAATATCACCAATCTCTTTTCTATCCTCATTGGCAAATCGAGAGAACACCGTATTCCATACTACAGGGTTTACATCAATAATATCTGTTAAATATGCAATAGTTGAACCACCAACAGAACCTCTACAAAAACCAATTGGTATACCATTATCCCAACACCAACATACTAATTCTGACATGAAAAGCATGAATCCAACCATACCAATCTTCTTAAATACTCGAAGTTCTTCTTTTATATTCTCCTCATATCGTGGATCTGGTTGAATAATTCCTTTATCAAGCTTTTCATGATACATTCTATAGATACGCTCTACAAATACCTCTTCTTCATTGTCATAGAGAATCGGATATTTAAAAGCTGTATCTAATTCGTAATCTGTAACAGAATCAGCCATGCGGTTAGTGTTCTCGATAGCTTCCAACACAACATTCATAGGTAAAGAACCTTGTTGTTTGAACATATCAACTAACTCGTCATACGATTTATATGTAAGGTCAAATTCATCTTCGTTTGAAAACTCAATATGTTTTGCTTTCTGAAGAATACTCCTACACTCAGCCTTGTAACTATCAATACTATGTGTATCTGTTCCTGCTATTAAAGGCTTGTTATATTTTTTTGATGCCTCATAAAGCATTTTGTTATATCGAATTTGATCCATAGACTTGACATGCGGCTGAATTTCATAATAGTCATATGTTTTCATCAGTTTGTCATATACAATCCTTGCATTTTCCAATTCTGATTTTGCTTCTTCTATCTGTAAATCAAATGCATTATTGGATTTTTCAATACATTGTTCTACATATATTTCATAAGATGTGTTATGAATAATTGTGTCATCTTCAATCCACTGATTTCTTGCAGCTTCTGAATTTAGTTCTGTATAAAGTCTGTTAGCTTCTGTTTCTTTATTTTTTTCTAATTCAGCTATTTTTTCATTAACCAGTTTTCCAATAAAATTAGGATATTTACTCAATGGAGATGCAAGACATGCAGAAATTTTAATGACATTATCAGAAATATTAAAGAATTCATCGAATGTAATTCTTGGCTTATAATACATATGGTCTGATTGTGTAGACAAGTCAACCAATGTGTTTATTTCTTTTACACCTTCAAAATTCTTTGCTATAAGAATTGTATGGTAGTTATCTCTTTGTTTTGGTTCAAGTGCTGCTGTCAAATAAACCTCAACACCGTGTAGATATTTTAAACCTTTGCCATTTGCATACATTTTCTTCTCAATATTGTTATAAATATTGCCATGCTCTGTAAAACAAATAGCTTTCTGTCCAAGTTCTACTGCCTTGTCTACATATAACTTATAATTTGTACAACTATCTAATAAAGAATCTTCTGTATGTAAATGATATACTGTGTAATTGCTGATAATATCACCTCCTACTCATATGAGTCAGTTTCAGGGTTATAATGTCTATTGTCGATTTCATTCTTCTTACTCGTTGGTTGTGGTTTATATTCACATGCATGATTTCTCTGACCGCAAAGATAATGACAATAGTAATAATCTGGATTAGGTCGCCATTCTTTCTCGTTTTCAATCAGTTCAAGAGTATCTTTTGCCCACTGAATAGCCTCATCGTACTCTTCTTGAATCCAAGGCACTTCTATCCACCTTTGATCCTTAAACATGTTCCATTTAAGTTTTGAAACAGAGCCATATTCTTTTATTACAGGGATTGAATATAAATAAAGCTGTCGTTTGAAATCTAAGAAATGCTGTTGGTCAGATTTGCTAATCTTACCATTTTTCAGAATTTTAATACTTGCGGATTTATGGTCAATAATAATAATCTCACCAGTTTCTTTATCCTTTACAAGTAAATCTATATATCCAACAAAATCCTTGTCGTTAATTTTAAATTCTACTTTTTTCTCAACTCCAAGAACTTCATATTTTTCTAAATCAAGGTCAATGTTATCAAGGTAATCAATACCTTTGTCATAATATGACTGCCTAATATTTACGAATTTATTTGGTGGAGCATCGTGAGGAACATCCTCATCGAAGTGTTCCTCATAATACTCATTCAATTCAAACAAGGAAAGTTCGCCTTTTTCATATTTTTCAAGGATTTTATGAATAAGTGAACCATATTCTCCAAAAAAACCATTCTCAGATTTATTACATTCTAAGTAATGGAGTTTCCATTCGTAAGGGCAATTATAATATGAATTCAGTCTTGAAAACGACCATTGCATCGTTCCAAGTAAAAAATCTAATTCTTCATCCATCATAATAATTTATTCTCCTTATTTGTCTGGAAATGTGTTATCTATGCTTCTATCAACATATGGAAGCCTGTCGGTATATACATTGTCATCCCATGCAAATTTTGCGTCATATTCATCATAATCTGTATAAAATCTACGTGACGTCAAGTCATACCATAATCCCATCTGGAAGTCTGCCTTGCCAAGCAATCTGTCTTTTATTACAGTTAAAACCACATCGTAGTTATGCCATTTAGATTTCGGATCATTTTTCTCTTTTTTGGAAACTCTTCTAAGACCTATGGATCTCATAGCAAGATTGATAATATTAGAAGTACCAGATATGTCATACATTTCAATATCAGAATTTGTATCTTGTGTTTTTCTCGGATGTGCTATCAGAACAACAGCTACATTGAATTTAGCAGCAAACTTAATAAGTGCATTTATCAGATTTGTTTGTGCCGTATTTTTGTCACTTTCAGAACAATTCAAGTCAATCATCATAAGATTATCAAGTACAATCAGCTTGCATCCAAACTTTCTAACACATTCTTCAGCAGATTTTAAAACTGAATCTACATCATTTGGCTCATCATCTCTATAGATGAAAAGCTTCTTATTATAATGTGCTTGCATCTTCTTTTGTATTGCTTGTGGAACTATGTAATATTTACGGTTGTTTCGACTTGTCCTTTCAACCATATTTCTTCTGCCAGCGATAATTGTATTAAACCAGTTTGCACTCATTCTTTCTGGCATTTCCTTGCTAAACAAAAATACAGGACTACCATCATCAATAGTCCTTGCTATTGTCTGATCAATAATACTTGTCTTACCACTACCAGGTCTTCCTGATAACACCGTCAATGTTCCATAGAAGATTTTTAACAACTCATCGTCTAATGGTTTAATGCCAGTTTTTACACCATCCATCTGAGAAATATCAAGTTCCTCAATCTCTGAATAATCAACAACACTTTTTACAGGAACATCCTTTGCTTCTGAAATAAGATTCATAACAAATTCTTTTCCTCCAACTTGTAAACAATCATTGATATCCTTTAGTGGAACTCTCTTACCATTCTCTTTTTCAAAGAATTCAGGTGTTGATATATATTTTGTTCGCCATGTACCAAGACGATAAATACATTCTTTTCTCATTTTAATACCTGCCTCATCGTTATCAGACCAGATAATAATAGATTCAAAATTATTTAACCAATCCCAATTTTCTTCAATCCAATGAAGATTGCCAGCTCCAAGAGGAACACTTACTGTATTGATATATCCTGCCTCAATAGCACTCGCACAATCTGTCTCGCCTTCTGTTATAAGTAACGGCTTTGACGTATTAACTCTATTCATATTGAACAAAAGTGCTGATGTATCAGCATCTTTTTGACACCATGTTTTAGGTTGACCAGAATGTTTTTCAACAGTTCTTGCAGGTCTGTACTTAACCATAGTCAAAACATCATTTGTATCATAAAAGTTAAATACACCGTTACCATGTGAATCCTCTCGAATATCCAAATAGTCAATTACATTTTTTGAAATGCCACGCTTTCCCCAATAGTCAACTACATGCTCTTTTTCATTTATTGGTTCTTCATGTGGATATCTATAATTGTGACGAGTTCTTACATCCTTTTCGCCAAAACTGTATTCGATACCAGCTTTCTCGAATAGATACTTGGCAGCTTCTAAGAATGTGTTTCCTTTTTCCATTAAGACATCAATAATATCTACCGTTTTATTACATCCAAAACAATGAAAAGTCTTATTTTTCTTGTTATATATAAAGCTTGCAGTGTCCTCATTATGATAAGGACAACAGGCTTTCAGATTTTTGTCATCAAAATTTTCTAATTCAAGTAGTTCTGCCATTAAAAAGGCATTATTATCGCCAAGTTTATCTTTAGCTTTTTCGATGTCAGTTTTTTCGATTAGCAATTACTCACCGCCTATGCTTTAAATTCTTTTTCGTAAAATAGCTTTCTAAGTCCATATAGAATCTGAACAGGTTTTGTTGAATAATATAATTTCGATGATTCAATATTTTTTCTGATGAACTCTATAGGTACTTTGTTTTTAAAAACCATTGTGTTTATTGCTCTACATGCAATAGGGAACTGTGTTTTATCTTCTATACAATCCATATAAGCATCTACACAGTCTTTAATTTCTTGTTTCATACCTGCACAATCCCAATGGTAATGTTTCTTGTTTATTACCACGGACTCAGAGGCTTTAACCTTTTGTCCGTGGTGTAAACAATACTTATATGCGCAGACATATTCTCTTTCTTTTTTATCTGCCATATCTACCTCTTTTAATTAAATGGAAGTTCCTCATCAATGCTATCTGGAATATCCATAAAACTTGTGTCAGTTGGTGCATTTGAATTGGCAGTGTTGTTTGTTGTATTACCATCAGCAGAAGACTTACTCTCTGCAAACTCAACCTGCTCAACAACAACGTCTGTTGTGTATACCTTCTGTCCGTCCTTATTTGTATAAGAACCAGTCTGAATACGTCCCTCTACAACAAACTTTGTGCCTTTACGACCATACTTCTCGATAAACTCACCAGTTTTACCAAAAGCTACGCAATTGATAAAATCTGCTGTCTGCTCTCCATCTTTCTTAAATCTACGGTCAACGGCAAGAGAAAATCTTGCTACTGCTGATGCATTGTCGCCCTGTGTGTATCTTACCTCTGGATCTCTTGTTAAGCGTCCCATTAAAATTACTTTATTCATCTATTTTTGTCCTCCTTATAATTACGCCTGTACTGGCTGAATCTCTTTAATCTTTGCTAAACAATCTTTTGCTTTCTGTACATCCTTAATTGCATTTGGATTTCCGCTAGGCACAAACTCTTTTAATGTTGTCATAAGAGCTTCGTTCTTTGTTCCTCCAAGCTGAGTACAAAGAGAAATAATCTCTTTCTTAATAGCTTTTAAAATGTCTTCGTCTGTCTCGGCTACTTCTGAATATGTAGGCTGTGGTGCTTTTGGAGTAGGTGCTTCACCTTGATTAGCCCAATCATAAAGTTTTTCTCCATCGTTCTCTGTAAGCACTTCAAATCTACCATCAAACAAATGCGTATTATCCTTATCAGCAGAAGCAACATGTGTATCCTGAGAAATCATAAGTGATACCGTATACTCATATGAAATATCCTTATCCTGCTGCTGCCCCATACCAACTTTCTTTGGTACTTGCTTACCGTTCTTATCTTCAAGAACCCAATCGTCTTTTCCTCTTGCTGTAGCAATAATGTGAATTGGACTATTAAGCACCTTGTCCATAAACTTATGGTGACGTGGTTTTAATTTGCCCCAATTAGTGAAACTATTGCCAGGCATTTTATCATGTACATCATTCAACCATTTCCATTCATGCGTCATTGAGTCAATGATTAGCACCTTATATCCAGCTTTAACAGCCTCATCAATTGCAGCCATATACTTCTCACACTCAAAAGGCTCTTCAAGTTCAAGTAAGTCATAATCAAACTCATTTGCATAATACTTGTTACGAGATCCCTCAGTGCCAATATATGCAATGCCACTATTGCATTTCTTTGCAATTCCTGTTGCCATTTTTAATGCGCTGTAACTCTTACCACTACCTGATGCACCACTCAGCAACACCTTTAACCATACCTGCTCTCTTTTTGCTTTCTGAAATCCCATTACTTGTCCTCCTTAAAATTAAAAAATTATGTAAATATTGTTAATAAAACAATCTATCTAAACGCCCAAAATGGACGGAACACAGAAATTAATTTATGTAAACATCTATGTATAATCAGTGATTTTTGAGTATAAAAACCCAAGGGTATGCTGTTCTTCCACCCATATTTATATTCTCTATTCAGTTTTGATTTTTGGAATTTTTTGAACTGATTTGTTCGAGACTGATTAGATAATCTCTAAGAACAAGATGATTTAGCAAAAATCACTTGCATCCATGCCATAATATTCTTGCATCTCAATACAACATTGGTCATCATATAATGGAGTTTTCTTAGCTCTTTCAAAATACTTGCCAATATCTAACCAACATTGATGTTTCGTAAGAGGTTGAATATCCATACCTAAGTGATTGTTGATGAATAATATTGTCTTTTTCTGTTTTTCCGTTGGATTATATTTCTCAGGAATCTTCCATTCATCATCTAAATATATAATTTTACAGGACTTACAAACAAATTTTTTATGTTCAACTTTCTGATAATAAATCTCTTTATCTCCACAATGATAAAACTCTTCCATTTTACAATAGCTTTTATTATCCATTTCTTTGTCACAATTAGGGCACTTCACTTTCTCACCTCGCTTATATATTCTCTTATTTCCAACGAATATAATATTCATTATGTTTTTGTTTGGAATTTTTGAACTGAATCGTTCAAGACTGATTAGATATTATCTAAGATATTTCCTGTTACTTCATACATTTCCAAATCATTTAATTCACACCATGATTCAAAGTTATTTCTCTGAACATACCAACCAACATTCATTCCGAGAAATTCATTCTCACCATTTCCATAAGAGACTACATTATATAATTCTCCGTTTAGAATGTCATTTTCAAAGATTAACTTACCATCCTTATCATGGCTGCCTGTACATCTACACAATGTCTTTGGATCTATTTCTTCAAAACCATCAGTTTCGCCATTAGAATAGAATATCGTGGCAGGTTCAAATATTAGATGAACTTCTTTGTCATACATATCTAAACCTTTTACATAATATCCACAAACCCATTGACCACTACTAATGCTCTTCGCTTTACATAACTGCGTATCCAAATTCTTCATTTTCCACCACTTATATTCTCTATTTATACAGTAATCTTTACTTTGATAAGTCTATATGACTGATCAGCGTTTGGATATTTCTCTCTATCCACTTTACTGATAAACATTTCATATGGTCTAATCCATACTCTTTTATCCTTTAAACTCTGATATACAACCATCTTTTCTTCTGTTTCTGTATTAGTTCCAATGGCAACAATCTTATAGAAACCACCTTTGAAATGTTGCACTGTGTCTCCTGGTTTAAAATCTCTATCATACACAAATAAATCATCTGCGCCATTTGATTCCATATGTCCTAAAATCTCAACATTCATTGTGATAAATTCACCATGTTTCAGAAGTTCTTCCTTTTCAATAAGAGCCACATTATCAACTAAATAATCATTCTCTTTTTCTTCACAAGTAACAATCTGTCCTGACTCCCAATTATTTGCAAAATCTTCATTAAATCTAAACTGTGACACTTTTCTCACCTCCTCAAAATCCACATGAAACAGCAATTTATTATTTAATTGATAACATACTATGATGTTTCGTCCTAACATCTATAAATATCTTTCATGTAGTAGAATTTATGATGCTTGTTGATGTTTCCAACGTAACCACAACACTCCCGCCATTCTGTTGTAAAATGACCTATAGGATATGGGAACTTCCATTTCTCACAATGACAAAGTGGGCAGACATACTGTACCATTTTTATCAGGTCATGTTTCTCTTCGATCCTTTTATCCAAGATTTCAACAATGTCCTGTTCATACAGCCAGTCAAATCCAAACCTTTCCTTATATTCAGCTGGATCAATTATTACATGATGCGGCATCTTATCAATGTATTTATTCATTTCTTCAATATTTCGTTTAAATCCTATAAACTTATTTTTAAACTGTTTCACTTACTTATCCTCTCTTATTATCCAACTCTTTTTCCATTTTTATGGGAAATTGTGACTCGAATGAATTTTAAAAATTAATTAGTTTTAATACTTCGAATAAAGCCCTTTAACCATTTTTCAAACGAAATTTCTTTAGGTTCACTTGGATATGTAAATTCTTTCCACTCCGTTATTTCATCTACTATGTGTTCGCCCCATGGCAAATATCTTGACCATTCATAGTTTAAACAAATATCACCATCAGGATATATTTCTACATAAGCATAGTAAAAATTTCCACATCGTTTTCCAACATAATATTTATCAAGGCTTTCACAATAATAAAACTTAAAAATATCTTCTTCATTGACTTTTCTACATATCTGTTCAAATGTTCCAAGTTTTTCATATTTATTAAGCTTTTCTCGTAGTTCTAAAATATCGCATGTTTCTTTCAACCCTGTCTCATCTCCATCTATATATTCTCTGTTTTATGGTTCAATTCTAATAATTTCTTTACCAACCTTCTCAGCATATTTTATGCAATTTGCTGTTCCACCTTTTGAACCATCCCAAACTGCAATAACTCTATCAGCTAAATCAACCATATATTCATTTCTTTTCTGCATTAACCAAGGCTTATATTCTTCATCAGATACCAACTTGACAATATCTGCTTTAGAAAGAATGTAATTGTATTGGTCAACACTTTCTTTAATCCACTTGCAGGAATGATTTTTACAAGGGATTGCACAATGCAGCTTAATATCATATCCTTCGTTTTTTAATTCTAATACTGCCAATGCAAACACTGTATCAACTCCAAGAGCCATTCCTGTAATTGCTTCCTCACAATTATTCTCTTTTAAAATTGATTTGAACTGCTCTTTTAATCTCTGCCACCGTGGATCAGATAATTATATCCATATAATTTATTTGGTCTGTGACCTGTTACACATATTTTCAATTTTTTACCTCTTCAGGTTCTTCCAAGACTGCAATACTTAAAGTTCCTGTATCGCAATTTCTACCCATTCTTGTCTTAAATCCAAGTTCATTTAACTCTTTGTCTAATTTGTATAGGTCATTTTCATCTGTACTGTAAATCTTACTACCCTTACAAATCTCAACTGCTCTTACATATCTTTTATCTTGTTTAACTGAAGTAACATATAACCACTGATTTATATCAAATGTAGATATTTTATTTCGTGGAACTACTGTGAATGGTTTAAGGACTTCTTCGATTTCGTCCTTATGTTTTATGTAATTATCAACTGGATCTCGTATCAAATTAAGACACGCCCTATGACCTCTTTTATATTCCATAATAATGTTCTCCAATTTATACTAAGAAATGTCAGTTCATTGGCTTTTAAAAATGCCATTTATTATCAAAATATTTGATAAACGGCTAAGAACCATAGCCTCTATCCCATTGTTTTGTGAACGTTTGGGAATACCTTTCACTTGGATGTTTAATGGAATATTCAAGTTAATTACTCTCGAATATTCCTGTAACTTATTAATTTCACTCTTGAAAGAATAGAGTGCTTAAACACTCCATAAAACACCCAAGGTTTTATATAAAATTATTCACCATTTACCAGCCTTGCAGATGCTTATAGCCAAATACAACTATGCTAAACTGTATATCAAGGATTTGATAAATCTTTACAACTTTACTATTTACTCTTTTAACTTTGACTCATAATTTAAACTTTGAACTTCTGAGCGTTGTTATTTGAGCCTTACAACTTTAAACTTTACAGCACACACCTATCATTATCGTAGGCAATCTGATAATTAGAGTATAATTTCATATTTGATGTTATACATATCAGCCAATGGTTTCACCATTATCTTGCCGAATTATGTACTGTAGTAAGTTGAAATTATACAAACCATATAAATTAATCATCTTTTATTAATTCAATAATTTGTAATATTTTTATTATAATGCAGATTTCTTTTTCAGCTTTACATAAGTCTATATCTGCAAAAGACTGATGAGTTGTAGTTTAAAGTTTTCGGTAAACAGTGAATAACTTCTAATTAACTATTCTCTCTTTAATAGTTAATTTCAATCTCTGTTACAGCATTTGATGTGCTAAGTGCAGCATCTACTTCTGCTTTAAAAGATGCAATGTTCTCTTCTAATGTGTTAATCTTGTCCAAAATCTTAATAGGATCAATCAACTCATATGAATTTGCATTGATGAAATCTTTCTTTGTCTTCTCGAAATCATCTGTATTAGTCTTACCTTCCTTAGAACCGTAAATACCAATTACATACTGTTCTGCTCTCTTTTCAAGATCATCACCGTTCTGTTTGAGGATTTCAGCCTGTGCTTTGTCATACTGTTTCTTTAATGCACTAAGCATCTTTTCATCAAACTCTACACCATGATTCTTCATTTCAATAGCTTCTGCCACTGTATATTCAATACCATTAATAGAAACCTTTGTTGTAGCATTTGATAAAACAACTGCTCTCTTAATTGCATTTCTTCTTTTGATAAGATCTGTTGCCTTATCGTAATAACCTTGCATAACGCCTTCGTATTCCTTAACTGGTACACCCTTAATCTTTTCATTGGAATGCTTGTTTGCTACACAATAAGTACCACCATTGATTGCAGAAATAATTCTATCATCTACGATTTTTAACTCTGCAAGTGCCTTGTGAATTGTCATTTTTTCTGTTGTCATAATGTTCTCTCCTTTTTAACTTTGATTTTTAAACTTTATATTTTAGGCTTGTCGCCTTGTTACACTTATATATTCTCTCTTTCTGTTCGCAAGAAATCGAAATTTACTTCGTTTCTCTCCAACTGATACTGTAATATGATTCATTATATTGATTGCCAGTTTCAACTTTATAACCAAGTTCCTCTAATTTTTTTCGTGTTGCAGGTTTTAAACAACCATCTTTACTGATTGAAAATTTGCCATCTGCAACCGCATCTCTAATCAATTTTGATAACTCTGCTAATTGCTGTGTAATGCAACTATCAATTACATTGTTTGTCATTTTATTTGCTTCTGATGCAGACGGAATAACATTCTGTGGTGAGTAAACTTCTGATATAGAAGTGATGGGAGTAACTGCGTCTTCACAACAATCTATATCACTACAGCCTAAACAAAACCTATAACTTCTGCTATTTACTGGATATTTGCAAGTCATTTGAAATTTCACCTCCTGATAGATTATTCTCCATATTTTTCAAATAATTCTGCCATTGTCATATCATTGTATTTTGCAAGATCCACACAACAAGCACATACATTTTTACATGTTGAAGCACCTACACAATCACAAAGATATTCAGATAAATTAGTATATCTTGTTGTTTCATGTTCCAATCTGTTCCATCCAAGTAAACATTCGCCATTCACTTCAAAATATGAATCAGGAACACCAAGTACACTACCATTACACTGTCTCCACCATGCCTCTTCGCCTGCTAATTTAACAAATTCATCTTCTGACATATCACACATCTTATTAAATAGATCTTCAGATACTTCCCATACTTCATATCTATTGCCAGCATAAGAAATATCTGCGTCATTTGGTGGATTATCCACTTTGTCAAAAAATCTCTTTAATTTATTTCCTAAAATTTCCACTGTTGCACCTCCGTAAGCATCCAATATTTATAACTGTAATTCATTATTAATATTCAAGTAATAAGTTTTCCCTTTAATCTTGATATATCTTCCTTTTTTATTAAAGTAACAAATCTTATCACAAGTCAGGTCATGATAATAATTATCCTTATATTTGATTTCAACTGTTAAACCGTTATCAAAAACTATTTCTTTGTCGTCTGTCAAATTATATGGTACTTGTCGTACATATGGCTGAACGCAATCATTACAGTACATAAGTGTTCGCAAATCAGTGTATACAATATCTTGTACTCCCATACTCTTACCGCATTTTTCACAAAATAACTCTGCACATCTATATGGCATGTAATCAGTTTCTGCCCACTTTCGACCACTCTTATTTAACTTATCTTCTACTTTTTCCCATAATTTCTCCAAAACCTCACCTCCCAAGGAAACCGATATTTCTTGTCCATTTTGTTATTATATATAGTAGTTTAAATTTATCTAGTCACTATATATAGTGTACTATTTTTCAACTTTTCTATATATTGTTATTCGCCTTTTGTTCTGCAACCACCGTAGTCTCTATACCCGTAATATTCTTCAAGAGATTTACTTGTCATAGTAGCCATTTCACATTTTGTACCTAATAATTCCTCAAGTACAAATGGGAGTTCATCAATTAAAACATGTTCTGGTTTCTTATCAATTTTATCGCACCAAAAATCATCATCTAAAAATTCTGCAACTGTATAAACAGTTATTTTCTTATTTGTGATTTTTTCTGCACGTCTTTCAATATCTCTCTTCGTAGTTCTACGCAACGTAATAATTGGATAACCTGTTTTAACAGCTTCAATAATAATATTTGTTGTCTTACCACGACCTCTTGGTAAATTCATAATTTCCATATATTTATTCTCCTTTCAATTTCATAAGAAGCGATAAATTCCTACTTATTTATTCTCTGTTCTTAGAATCCCATTTAATAAAATCTTCTAAATCATATTCACCAGATTCTTCTTCCTTAATCTCAGGAACAAATACGTTATAATTACCTTCATTGTGGTCATGTTCAATAATTTGTTTCAACATTTCATGCATATTTGTAATTCCTAACTGATATGCTCTCTTCTCGCCTTCAGTCATTCCGTCACAAATTTCATCATTCTTGTTTTCTAATAGATCCTTATATTTTTCTAAGCTTTCTACGATTAATAAAAATTCTTCGTTCATTTATATATTCTCCCTTTACCATGTAAGTTTCTCTGTTACGAGAATAGGTGCAAACCCTGATTTTTCATAATCGTGGTTACGTTCATATTCCTGAATTAATGCCATCGCAGTCTTTTTATTTACTGCTCTAACAGCCTGTTTAATATCATCTACAAATTCATCATCTACACCTAAAAATACTGTATCTGTGTCAATATCTCCAATACCTGCTTTTGCTCTAAATGTACCTTTGTCTCTTGTTCCAAGTTTAATTAGTACATAAAATTCATTTTCAATCTTCATCAACCTTCTCATCCTCGCCTTTCTGTAATAATGTGACACTCATTTTTACGATAATATCTGTTCCTGACAAATAGCATTCAGATAAATATACAATCGGCATGTTGGCATCATCATAGGATCTGTTATATAATTCTTCTTTGATAATATTCTCCATAAAATCATACACTGTTTTATATGTACAGTTATTTGTTGGAAGAGTATATCTTTTTCTATTTTTCCATAAATCTATTCTCTCTTTTGTATACGGATTGTATGCTTCATCAGAATCGCCAAACCACGCATATCTACATTCCAAGTGTGCAATTAAATTCTTATCAATTTCTCCCAAGGTATTTTGAATTGCGTCCTGTACAATGCTTTCAATCAAATTAGTTCTTGAATCTTTATCGAAAATTATATTCTTGCTATCCATTTATTCCCCTCTTACAGTCACATCAGTTCGTCTATCATAAGCCCAATCAACATCAAACGAAGTCATGCTATCTGTACTGACTACTTCGCCATTTTTAATTACAACTGGCTTACCTCTATATGGGACGAACACCATACATTCCATATGGCTTCATAATTTCTGCAATTTTATTCTCACTTGGTAATTCTTTTGTGAGTAAATGAATACAATAATGCATTTAATTTCACCTCCTACTCTTATATTTTCCTTTCAAATTCCATAAGAAAAACCGATATTCCAAGTCTACTCTTCCTCATCAAAACCACAGATTTTACTAATATCTTCGAGGAAATCTTTTTCGTCAGGAAGATTACCAAGACTATATTCTGTAACAAATTTAACAGGATAATATTCTTTGGGATTTTCTCGATACTCTTTCTCTGCAATTGGTGTTAAAAAATAAAATCTTTCAGATTCATCTAGTGGTTCTTTATTAAAACCTTCATATACTTCATAAGTATTCTTATCCAAATCAATAACATAAGCCCACTCACAGAAAAGGCTATCTGCTGCAAAATTTAATGAGTTTTGCAACTTTGTTTTATTCTTAAACATAATTAGCTCTAAAATATCTCCACCTGTATCTCTTGATAATTCTGGATAAAACTTCTGCCAAGAAAATCTTGGATTGTCCTTCTTTGCTTCATCAATATTCTTATTTATCTCATCAAAATCTTCCTTAGACAAATATGTACAATCATTCACTGCATTTCTTAATTCATTAATATTTATCCCTTTAAGATATTTAAGCAACTGTACGCCTAAACCTTCAGGATACCCATCCCACTGTCCATACTGTGCAACTTTATATTCACCATTACTATGTACGATTGTTAAATTTCGTGTTCCCATTTGTACCTCCTGTTCTTATATTCTCTGTAAAAATTTCCAAAAGAACGAATCTTTCTTGTTTTTAGTTCACATCATTATGTGTTTCGCCATCTGAATAATAAATATTCCAATCCTTGAATAATTCAATCAATTTATCATTATCCCAATCATATTCATTACAATGTGTAATGGCGATTGATTTTTCGTCTCCAAAATTTCCTACATCATCGGAACATCTACTATACAATTCTCTCAAATCAAGTGTTCCATATCTCAATGTATCCTGGAATGGATTTGGTACATTTGTTTTATCAAACATATACTCATTGATAAATCTCTTATTACATTCAGATGGGAATTTACCAGCACCATGTCTTGTTAAATAAGTACGAGATACATAACAAGTTTCAATATTTATCTCATCATTCCATTCAACGTTTTCAATTATTCTCTTGGGATTTTCTATACCTGTATTAGACGGTGTTAGATGTGGAAAATATTCGGTATTATTCTGATCAAGTAATAAACCTTGTGCAGCTTCAAACACAATATTGTCAAACTGATTTAAGAAATAATTATCTGATATAGTCAATGAGTGATTATTCATAAAATCCCAATCATCCAAAAAATGTTCAAATATACCATTATCAAAGAATATTCTTGACCATTCATCTGTTAATATGATATTCTCTCTTTCAAATTGTTCTAAGTAATATTCCCTGATATGATTATCTACATCAGTTACACCAGCTTTGTATCTTTTGATAGTTTCAAAAATTCCTAATCCACAACTACCATGTTTATTTTTTCCACGATTCTCCTCTATAATCTGATTTGCCATCATATCAAAAGGTGTTGTCAACATACAATTTTGATTGATATAAACATTTGGTATATATCCTAATTTTATCAATTCATCATATTCCTGCTTAAAAATAATTGGATTAACAATAAAATCCTCAGATAAATATGTACTTGCATTATTGAATGTTCCAGATCCAAAATGATGAAAGACATGTCTGATTCCGTCAGGAGTCGTTACGGTATGTCCTCTCTGAGCACCACCATTTGAACAAACAACAATACTATTAGGTTTCTGTGAGAAATAATCTGTCATTAAACCTTTTCCTTCGTCTCCCCAATTCGATCCACATACAATCTTAATGTCTTTCATCTTTTAAATCTCCTATCCTACCAAGTAATTCCTTCTGAGTTAGAAGGTGTAGTAACTGTATCTGTTACATTATTCTCTGCTTCACTAACAATAATATCTACAATCTCATTTGTAATACTATCCATAGTCACTCTTCTAAAATGTGTATCATCAAGATATTTCTTAAAAGATTTTACAATCTCTGCCTCATTCCATCTGTGCCAATGATTTACATCTAAATGATAAATGTTAAACTTCTGAGAAGCCTCTTTGTATAAATCCTTAGTCTCTACATCAGACTGAAGATTATCCCCTGTCACCTCTGATAAGCCATGACCGCTACTCTTAAATGGAAGATATGGATTTAACTGCTCATCACCCATTGTAATAATAATTCCTTTTCTTCCACGATTTAGACAATCAAGCTTTGTATGGCGAGAACCGAAATACCATGCTGCTGTGTAGGATTCATAGCTGTTTCCACCACCGCCAAATTCAAAATAAATCTTGTCAAGCTGTTCAGCAATACGAATATCTGACTCAAACTGTGAAGCCTGAATTGGACAGCTATCACAAGCTAAGTCACCAATACCCATGATAAGGAATTCAACATCTGTAACCTTTTCATATAACTTAGTCATAATTACATTCAACTTCTTTGCTACCTCAACAGCAGCCTGTCCCATAGAACCAGTTACATCAAGTGCAAGAATAACTGGAATTGTGTTTGGATGTTCCTCTGTATCGCAACACTCTCTAATAACATTCTTGGGATCAAGTGCAGAATCAATATTTCTTGCCTTAAACATATCCTGATTAGAATAACAACCTCTAATCATACCATCCGTTGAAACACTCATGCCCTTTGTTGTTGAATAACTTACATAACTATCTCTTGTCCATGAACCACATCCCATATTATGCTTCCTCCTCTTCGTCTACTTCTGTATCATCGTCATCATTGCCACTCATATCAAAGTCGAACATTCCGTCAAACATGTCGCCCATATTTCCACCCATCATCATAAGTGGTAATATAGAATTCATTCCACCATTGCCATTCATTATACCAGTAGAACCATTATCACCTTTCATCATCTGAGAAAGCATCATATACTTGAAGATATTGTTTGTACCTTTCTTACCCTTGATAATGTCACTACCAAACATTGAAACAATCTTGCCATAAAAATATGTATTACCCATAAATACATGTCTTTCAGGAAGTACAGTCTCGATTGTTGAATCCTCATAATTGATTACTGTGATCTTTGTCTTATCCGCTTCAATAACGCATCTTGGCTTGCCATTTACAAGAATAATGTCACCCTTCTCTACCTTATTAGTTGGGATAATAAAGAAGAATTCCTCTCCAATATCAAATACAAAGTTACTACAGTTTGTGAGCTTGCCAGTCTTGATGTTATATGTCTTATAACCACCATTTGTCTTAACTGCAATTCCACCATTCATAGAAAGTCTACACATTCCACTTCCTACCTTACCAAACATACCATTTAAAAAATTGTTCATCATATTTATTTCCTCCTATGATATAAAATTATTGTTTACAAATATTTATTCTCTATTTAATCGCTCACTGCATCATAAATCTTTCCAACTTCATATTGATAATCTTCTACTTTAGTCCTTCTGTAATAATCGCAATAACAATGACCATCAGTGTCTATTACATATTCAATACCTTTTGTCTTGATTGAGGTGTCTAAAACACCATGTAAGAAAAATACTCTCATCTTATCTTTTCTGCGAAGTCTACACCAATGAGAATCCGTTGTGTTTTCATAATCTATAACATCAAATTTATCAGTCTCACTCATCGACTCTGTTAAATAGGAATCAAACACATCAGAATCATTCCAAAAAACATCGCATCTAAATCTTACTGCAATAAACCCTACATCTTTCGCCCAATCAATAAAGAAGTCTCTCCACTTTACAAAGTTTGGAATTTTCTTAAATATAACTGCACACGCTGATACTGTAATTCCAATATTGTTAAGCTGCTGAATCATATCCTTGTAGTCAATCCCATTAAAACAAAATCCAAGTATTTCTTCTCTTCTTAATGGTCGCCAATCGTGAATTGAAATATTTACATAATCAACAACATCTTTCATATATGGGATTACTTCTTTTAGATGAGTACCATTTGTTGTCATGGTTACTCTAAGAACCTTTGATTTAATATTGAACTCTTTCAGTTTGATAAATACTTTTGATAAATATTCAGAATCTAAAGTTGGTTCGCCACCAGTTATATCAACTGATATAGGATTTTTATCACCTATTCTTGTTATAATATCATCAAGCGATTCGATGAAATTATCTAAAAACTGTTGCTTATCACACGACATATCTTTATCTTTATTGTAACAAAACGGACATTTCGCATTACAACCACCTGGAATTACAAGTTTAACTGTTATCACCTTGTTATAATTTTTTCGTTCTATATATTTCACTTCATCACCTCACAGATATTTATTCTCTGTTATTCCTCTAAATATTTACTCCAATCAATTTTTACATACTGCTTATAACAAGGGTAATATGTTGTCGTTCCTGTCTGATCTTTACACCAAACATCCAACAGATTTTGTAGACTACCAATATCACATTGCTCATAAGCATCTTCATGTAACTCTTCACAAGCATTATCGGCTACATTATTGGCATCAATATGAATCTTCTCTACACTACATACCCATAATCTCACAGGTTTTATATATACTTCCTTATCTATATAGTTCACTGCATAATCATCAAAGAAATCGTCAACTGTATCGTAATACTCGTCAAATTCCTCACAGTAAAGCATTGTGTTTACATCTTTTTCATCAACAGCTACTGCATTTGCTACTTTCTCATTCCACTTCTTTATTCTCTCCTCTTCATCAATTTTCTTTTGTCCTTCACAGTCGCAATGTAAATAAGCCTGATTTTTATAAGGTTGTCCACAATAAGGACACAATCGCTGCACTCCATTAAAACAACTTTGGCAAAATGAAAGTGATTGATGCTTGTATGGAAAATGATATTTTCTGCCAACTTCGGATGTGTCACCTTTAATTCCATAAACATTGTCTTCTATTCTCATTCCAAGACCATTGCAGACAGGACAAATTCTTTCATGCTCTGTAAGATCTTTGATTAGAATTTTAGGAAACGATTTTTGAATTGCTTCATAAAGATTTATTTCTTCTCTACATGTTAAATTATTCATATAGTTATTCTCCTATTCGTAATCTTCTGGATGTTCTTTATAGTCATCTACTACACTTTTCATATAACTAAAATAATCTCTTACAGTATCACTACCATTAGTAAATCCACTTGTCACTTCATATCCATCATCGAATACTGCAAATGTTAAGAAACCTTCATCACATCGTCTTACTTCTATGTTACAACCTCTATATTTACCTTTCATAGTGTTATTCTCCACTGTCCAATATTTCAACATCAATACAAAATAAATCGTGTAAATTTTTAATCTGCTCATCAGCTGGTTTCTTCCATGCCATTGTTTCATCCACATTAATCGCTATAGCACCACCACATAGCTTAATTTTCGCAATGACTTTGGGATTAATACTATAATTTATTTTTACTAATTGTGTCATGTATTTATTCTCCTAATCATCTTTATCTATAATGAACCAATATAAGAGACTTAAAAGTGTAAAAGTGATTCCAAGCATCTTATTTTCTACTTGATAAGAATACATCGTTACACCACTACAGAACCACACCAAAAGAAATGCAATTGCTTGTCTACAATACTTTTTCATTTCACACCTCCAATCGCATATTTGTTAATCAGCTTCATGATACAGTTCTCCTATTTCTTTTATGTTCTTTATATAAAGCATTTAATTCCTGCTCTAATTTCTTTTTCTCCATAGGATTCTTACAATACTTTATTCTCTTCTTAAGAGTAGGTATATCTTGTTTTGGAGGTTCAGGAACAAGTGCTAAATCATCTAAAAGGTCAAATTCTTTAGCTGTTTTAAGTAAATCTTCAAATAAGTCCCCTTGTGACTCTACATTTAAATCCTTATATTCTTGTTCAAGTTCATTTTGTATTCGAGCTTCTATCGTTGCACTTATCATTTTTCCTATTTTGTCCATCTGCTGACCAACTATTAAGACTTTTGTAGCATCACTTATTAATTCATTATGTAACTCTGAAATATTAATCACCTCGTTTTACTCTATGTTGTAGCCTTTAAATAGTGTTATTCTCCTATTTGCATTTGAAAACCTTTCTTTCGTATTTTCTAAAAATAAATCCTTATCAATGCTCCATCCACCACAATTACTCAATATTTCTTTCCTAGCATTTCTAAACTCATTCAAATGATTTCTGAAATAATTAATTGCATCGTTTTCGCATTGGAATTCATCATTATATTCCCAAAAGAAATGTCTTTGATTTGTTGCAAAAAATGAATCTGTATCTAAACAATATGCTATAACCCATGTTGCGTATTTATCTGAAAAATTTTCATTACCTTTTAATTCTTGATACATATTCACACCTCCAATCTGTCCAAAGGAAAGAAAAGAAAAAATTCTTTCTATGATTCAAACTGATAATCTTTGTTACTTACAAATTTGTCAATTTTTCCATCTTTGAAAAATACAAATTCTGCATAAAAACTATCTGTATTTTCTGACATTGCACATGAAACATACTCGTCAGATTTTTTATTATATTTTTTAAACCATCTCTCAACGCCATCATCAACTGTTGTATTTTTAAAAACAAAATATGGAAATTCATTTTCGTCAATTGACAAAATATCATTTGCTATTTCGGTAAATCTTTCAATAATATGTTCTCTTTTTAAAACTGGGATATTGTCTTCTTCTGATACATCATAAGTATCATTTTGTTTTAAGAATTGCATAATAGAATTTGAAATAATCTGTTTATCAGATGTATGAAAAATCTGTTGATTTGACATCTCCCAACAAACTCTATCTGGCGTGTTATCACACTTATTAATGATTTTGTTAGTTCTTGTCCATACATCATTTCCGTCCATTCCGATAATTCCCTTTTTAAAACCAAACGGTGTTTGAATGTAGTCATGAATATATTTGTCTGGCAAGACACTCCAAATTATAGGAGAAAAACACCACGAATTTTTATACTCTAATATCTCTTCTCCTGTATAATCTTTTCTTATTCCATAAATGCTACTGCTACTCATTTGTTCTCCTTTCTATCCTTAATCTAACCACCTATTATCCAAATAGTAGAACCCAAATACCATTCCACCGATTAAAATAACCCAAAAAATCCAGAAAATAATAATTGGAAAATCAGATTCTAACCTTTCTATCGTCTCATCAATAGTCGAATTATTATAAAATGATGTATTATCTGAAATAGTTTTATCTCTCAAATCTGTAAAAATTGTTCCTTTATACTCAGTACCAACACCATAATATTTATACCTTACATGGCTTGATTCTTTAATTGTGTCAATATAATCAGTACCAGGTAAATCAATTTTATTACTTGTGAAATTCACTCCACAAAATGATATTTCTTTACACTTAATATCTTCACTTCCGACTCTATCCCAAGTCCAATATGTTTCTGTTGTATAATAAGTTTTTGATTTACCATTGACAGTTCTTGTATGGGCTACTCGTCTTGTATGTTTTGTATATCGCTCTTTGACTTTCTCTACATACATATATTCTCCACTAATTTCAGGATATGTAACTGTATCTACCGCTTTTAAATCACCATATACAAACGCATTACCAACATTTGTATCCATTCCATATTGGAACATTTCTTGACTTTCTATCTTAACAGCTTTGTTATAAATTTCATTTTCATCCATTTGGTGTTCTGAAATCTTAGAAGAAATCAGAATACCAAACAGAATCATAACTGCAATGATAGAAATACTAGCCAAGATTTCACGTTTTGTTATTTCAAAATCGCCAAAATCAAAACCTTTTCTATCATATCTCATATACTAATCCTCTTTGAACAATGACTGTGGAGCATCAACTGGCGCATTGTAATCCAGATACTCATATTCCTGCACTTCATATCCAAGCAATCCAAGGAAATATCTTATATGGAGCTTTCTTACATATCTCTTGTATTCCTTAACCTGCTTATTGTAATTGCTGCGATGCTCTGCAATCATATTTTCTGTCATAGATAACTCATTCATAAGAGTCTTATAGTTTTCATTGGACTTCAATTCAGGATATGCTTCTGCAACTGCTGTAATAGCTGTTGTTACATTCTCAATATCTCCTGTTGATCCACGACCATCGGCAACTGCTGTCAATGTATCAGCTTCATGTTTGTCATACTGTTTTACGCAATCAGCAAGGTTATACACAAGGTCAACTCTTCGCTTTTCCTGTACCTTAATATCTGATGATGCTGTATTTACCTGCTCCTCAAGTGCGACAGCCTTATTCTGTATACTCTGTACACCAAATACAATCATCAAAATAACTGCTAATACTCCTACGCCAATAATTACTGGCATTTTCCAATTTGTATTCTTCATTCTTAATCTCCTTTATATATAATTTTTTATTAGTTACACTGTAATATTCTCTTATTTGTTGGGATTCCCATAGCCGAATGGCTTAGATATGATTAAAAATTTTCAAAAGAAAGATTCTTACTCGTTTATTACTTTATCATATGTAAAATTTTCACTTATTCGTTGAACCCAATCATAAAAGTCTTTCTGTTTTAAGTCACTTTTTGCCATATTGCAATTTTTGCAACATGGCACGATATTATCATTCGTATAATCTTTACTCGAATCTATTCTATCGACTCCATTATAATTATAATTAAATCCGTTAATATTAAGGCTCATACTTGATTGTATTCCACAATAAAAACACGGTTTTTCAATAGTTGATATGAAAGTTTTCTTACTGATATCCCATTTAATATTTCTGGTTTTTGCCTTACTTTTATATCTGCCAATTATTCTGGAAATTGCTGTATTTCTTTTTTCTATATCAGTGCTTTGCTTTGGTTTAAAATATCTCTTTGCATTACATCCACAAGATGTTTTAAAACCATGCTCTAATTTATAAGATATTGCATATGTATACTTTCCACAGTCACACAAACACTTCCAATTAATTTGACCTTGATCTGTTCTGCTTCCATCATCTTCTATAACGAGTAATTTTCCAAACCTTTTTCCTATTAAATCTTTTTTTCGTGTTTTATAATCTACTTTTGCACTAAGAAATTTACTCAATCTTGCATGAATTAAGCTTGCAGAATATACCCATCCTTCGTTTGTTTCATTTGAAATATATACTTGTGGAGCTACTCCATTAGTTTTATAATCTTTTATTTCAAAAGTGCCACAAATATCGTCATAATCAAATTTAATTTTATGACCTACACTATCCTTCCAAGAAATATTACCATTACTTAATTTTGGAAGATTTTCTAAATATACTTTTCTCATTTAACTACTCAGAGCATTGCAATTTTAATCCATGGAACTCAATCTCCTTTCGTACTTATATATTCTCTTGTTTATATGAATCTTTGAGCGAATTGCTCATGACTACAAAATATTGTAGCAGATAGGATTTTATACATATACTATATATTGTGTCTATTAAATCGTAAAATACAATATATAGTCATAAAATCCCAATGAAAGATTGGTTTACTTCGATTCTCCTGAATCATTAAATTCTCTACCTTCAATGATATTCTGAACACATGCTTTACATCTTTCTAAAGCAAAGACATATGCGTTATTATAGATAAGTTTGTCATGTTCTGCCGTTGGATTGGAGTATACACTATCAATTGCTTCATCAATACCATCTATAAACCTGCTAAGTCTTTCATTTACATCATTATTGACAAATGCTTCATCATATAGTTTTGCAGTCGCCCTCAAACCTCTTGATTTATTCGCATGTTCAAAGGCTCTCAATTCATCTTTTCCAAGCCATTTCTGAAAAGCTCCGCAATCATCACAATAAAGTCCTGTATTATTACCTTTTACTTCAGTATGCAATGAAATACTTCCACATTTCTTACAACAATTCTGATACATAATTTCACCTCCAGTATATTATTCTCCAAATTCACAAGTATCACATGTTGAGAAATACTTATCATGGTCTATACAGCATTGTGGTCTGTTGTCATCTTCAAATTCTTCTTTCTTAAAATTTATACAAAATGATTCACATCTACAAGTCAACATAGACGCAATAGCCATTTTACACTGATTGTTATCTTTAAACACCGTGGAATCAACCATCTTATCAAATTCTTCCGATGCAATATAATCCAATATTTTCTGTTGTAATTCGGTTGAATCAATAAGCACTTTATAATTATCCATTTAGCACCTCTTTTCATAAAACCAGATGATATGTTGCTTTCCTGTGAAGTTACTCAGATAAAATCTTCTGGAACATGTCATCTACTGAGTCCAATAAGTCATATCTCTTATCAAATGCTGCTGTTGAACTTCTTGCAAATTTACGCTCAACCATGTCGATGTAGTAAGTCATTGTTCCATCATCGCCCATGTAAAACTCATTCCATTCATCATCAGACATCAATCTTCTAACATTTAACTGGTCGATGGCAAGATTATCAAAACTAACTACCTTAAATTTCTCAATAATATCTGCAAGATTTTCATATAGCCAATTCTGCTTTACAACAATGTTTTCATGATCTTCTAAATAAAAATCATCACCACGTCTTAAATGTTTATAACCAAGAATCAACATCTTCAGATTATTATTCTCTAAAGCTTCTACGTCCGATGGTTTTAACACCCCATTAATTACATGAATAACTGCATTTGGATATTGCTTAATGAGTTCAATAAAATTCTTTGTTGGATTTACAAGCGATACGCCAAGACCATAGATAAGTTTTTCATCAACAAGCTTTCTAATAAGTTCTTGTTTTTTCTCAAAATGAATCTGATTTACCGTCATGTTTACAATAACTTTTCTATCTTTGAGTTTCTGTAAGAATGGAATTAAGTCAGGATGACTTGTAGCATCTCCACCGCCAAGAGCAACTTCCTGATATGGATGAAGTGTGTTAATGAATTCCTCATTCAAAATATCTCCAAATTTTCCATCTGTTGTGCTACCTTCATGGCAGAATGGACATCCCATATCGCAGAAATTACAAATTTTTATATCCATATTCTCTGCAAAGGCTGGTACAAACTCATTATCTTCTGTCTCTCTGATCTTTGTTCCATCGCTCAAAATTGTGGTTTTAAAGTTACCATTTATGTATCTTCCTAATAATTCCATTCTTAAAATCCTCCTAAATTAAATCAACCATCGTATCCATATTTACCAAACGCAACAATTTTATCTCCACTTTTGCTTGTATATCTATCTACAAATGTTTCAAGATTACTATACCGCCACTCCTCATAGGTTTTAGCATCCTCGTCTACAATATTGTTTTCTTTTGCGTATTTGGTATAATACTTTTCTTTCGCAGATTCTGACAAGTCTGACCAATCTTTAAAAAATTCATCTTTATGATTTTCATAGTCTTGTGCTGCATATTTCTTATCATCATCTGATAAACTATTTACTTTTACAAATGACTCAGAACCCCATTCATCAAAAAGAAGTTCGCCATTCTTCCACTGTTCAAATTCTTCCTCGCTACATATTGTCAAACTGTGTGTTGAACTGCTATTTGATTCGAATACACTACGTCTAATTTGTCTCTTCATTCAAAACCTCCTTAATGCTCGTTCTTTACTCTATATTCTCTAAAATACTTCTTCTCTGCATTTATTCTCACATCAATCGCTTCTTGTATATCATTGTATGAACCTAAATATATTTGCTTATGATTTATTCCAATATATGCAACCCATTTATTAATATCTTTTCTCCACGATACACCAGTTTTTCCAGAAGTATTATTTGATGGACGAATTCTATTTTTAGTATTATGTTTTTGTTCAGTTATCCGTAAATTTTGTTTTCTATTATCATATTTTCTATCAGAATATATATGATCTCCAACAATTAAGCTGTCATCAATATCCTGTATGCCCAAAATTAATCTATGCAATCTAACTTGCTTGTTTTCCCCAAGTACATGTCCTACAAAATACCCTCTTGAATCTTTAAACCAACATATATCTTTGATTTTGTCATAGTCTTCTAAATCAAAAAAGAATTTATTTCCATTAGAATCATACCCAATACCATATTCACCAGATAAATCATATTCATTATATTTTTTACCATGTGATATTTTTGTTTTAGCTGTTTCAGAAGCAACTTCTTTATGTAAGCACCCACAAGATCGAATATTCCCAGAAGTTAAAGCAGAACCAAGAATTATTTTGTTTTTTTGTCCCACAATCACAATTACAATACCATTGTGATTTATGTTTTCCTGAATTAGAAAATATTTTATCTTCTGCTTTTGCAGTAACGACCAATCTTCCAAAACGCTCTCCAATTAGATCTAATGAATAACCTTTTCTTTTATATTTGCATTCACCGTTAATCTTCAATCCTCCGTTCCATATGCTATTGGATACTCATGATCAATAGCATCCATATTTACTAATCCTGCTCTCTTCATATCTAACCAATAACAACATTCATCACCATCCTGGATAACAACATATTTCTTATTTGTCAGATATTCCTCTAATGATATATTCTCTTTTTTGAGGAATCCACCAAGTATATTCTCATCAACATATCCTGTATATGGTATCTCAAAATGAAAATAACCATCGTCAGTTTCCCAATATTCGATTGTATCAATTCCCCAATCCTTTTCTTTCTGCTCAAGCCACTCGTTAAGTTCATCCTCTGTTTTACCATATTTCTTTGCATAATCACTATCTTTATTCTCTGGATGATTTTTATCAGCGACTGAATCTGAAATCATAGGAACGACAATCTTTTTAAGACCATGAACATATTTTAATGCAAGTGATTCAAGCTTCTTATAATTTTCATCATTATATTCACGTACTAATGAAGCACAAGCGTATAACCATTTATCATGAAAATTACCTAATGCTCTAAATGGACTTCTGCCAAAGTCCATATCACTGTCCCAAATTTGCCACTCACAATCCTTTTCACCAGTTTCTTCATTATCAAATAAACAAAAATCTTCTATAATCTCATCTGGCGTATAATGTTCATCTTTTTTCATAATGCAGAGCGAATGTTGACTTGATGAATTTGTTTCAAAAACTCCTCTACGAATCTGTCTCTTCATTTTTTCTTACCTCCTTGCTTTAATATTCTCTCTTTGTTACCAAAAGAAACCTGAAATTACTGTTACTGCATATCATTTAATTCTTTATTAATATCTTTCTCAACTTCTCTTCTATATTTCTTTTTAAATAATCTACGATTCTTCTTTTTCATCTTTCTCCAACCGTTGTGATTATTTGCCCAACAAGCATAATCATGGGAGAACCAAGATTGATGATTTTCAGAAAATTGTCGTCTTTTAATCTCTGATCTCATAAAGCTCCTCTACTTACAATTCCTAAGTTCAACACTATAGTCATCCTTAACATCAATAGTGACCTCTCTCTGAAATTTTCCTTCCTTATCATAAAGGGACAAATAATATCTGTTACCACGCTGCTCTAAGTCAAGATTCTCATTCTCAAATAATAATACTCGTCTCTGCCTCTGTATTGGTTTATTCTCTACCTTCAAATTATTTATTGCTTCTTTTGAACCGACAAAGATTGGTGATTTTAATTCTTCAAGAATGCAACTAATATCATCGTCCAGCCGATCATCATCTTTTGTATGTTTATCAACTGCTTTGATTACATCTTTTTCAAATAATAATCTGTTTACCACTTTAATATTCTCCTTTCCACTCATCTAACCAATAGAAACTGTTAATCTGATTATCAAGCCTTCTAACCTGTTCTCTTAGTTCAGCTTCTTTCTTCTTACTATCTGTTCTCTGACACCTCTTCCATAAATTTTCACGCTGCTTAGATAATTCATTGTATTTATCCGATACATCAATCTCATCTACAACTAAAATTTCAATCTTCTCTCCACAATGAGGACAGAACTGAATTGGATAATTGTCTGTTTGCTCCCATTCGTCTTCATAAGATTTAATAACTTCTGTATGTGAAGTACAGAATTGAGGAATAAAATTACCATCATCTTCATGTTCTCCACCAATATCATTTATATCTTCACCTGTAAATACAATAGCTTTATCATTCTGAACTTTATCGCAACAATATGTAAATGGTTTATATTTGTATGAATAAGTATCATTGAATTTTAATTTGATTAATTCTATCTTCATTTCTTTATTTATTCTCCTAATTCCCTGCCACACCATTTTTGTATTATTTAAAATTCTGATGAGTGATTATATCCTCACCATTCAAGTGCAAAATCACCTGCAATCTTTCGATTGATTAAGTAGCATTTAAGCTACTTTATTATTCTCTGAATCATTCTTACTTTGTTCATACTTTTCAGAGATATCATAATATTCTCTTGCTTCCTGTTTACTCTTTTCAGTAACTTGTCCACTTTCCATCCAAAGAGTTGACATTGCTATATTTCTGGCAGCATTAAAATCAGCATTAAAACCAGTTTTCTCATATTTTTTATGACTATCACAATTTTCATTTGCACATTCAAAAACTGACTGTGACTTTCTCTGACCAAACTCCCAATTACCACATACACTGCAAATCTGTGATGTATAACAAGGATTGATTTTTCTTACTTCAATTCCGTACTTAGCTGCTTTATATGTAATATAATCTTGAAGTTTATAATAACTCCAATTTCTCAGGATAAAATCGCTTGTATCATATCCTGTTAAATTTTCAATATTTATGTATTTAGCGTTATGTTTTAAAGCAAAATCAACGACTCTTTTACTTATCATATGACAATATGTTTCAACAAAATGTGCTTCTGCTTTCTGTAATCTCTCTAATGCTTTCAGCTTCTTTGCCCTGCCATGACCGCCAGAAGTATTTCTCAATGACTTCTGTAATCTTCTTCTTTGAGCTTGCATTTTAGTTCTTATTCTTAGAAAGTCATCTGCATTTCCAATCGCTAATCTCTCATACAGATTATTATTCAAAGCGCACATCGCAGGAACTGCAATACCTAAATCAACACCTACTACTGTATTCTCATCCAACTCTCGAAGCTGTTTTGGAATAGATATTGAGAGATTCAAAATAATTGACTTGCCATCAATCTCAATGCTACTTCTTTGCACTTTATAATTCTCTTCTAAGATATTCTGTATAACGGATCTTAATTCTAATGACCTATGCGGATTACCAAATACAATCTTAAACACAATTTTATTAACCCATTTGATATATACCGCTAAATCAGAATCATTAATCTTATCCAAGAAATCCTGATAAGTTTCATATTCATGATAAAAAGTTAGGCTTCTGCCTCTTGTCATCAGCGGATTAGTTCTCTTGTAATTTGTTACTGTTCTCTCGCCCTTTGCCAATCCATTCTTCAAAGCTGTACTGAAATCCTGTTTGACTTTCTGAGTAACTGCTGATGGAGTATCTACGCCAGTTGCAAAATCAATATCTTTTAAAATAATATTGGAGTTTGTCATTATTTCTTTCTGTCTTGCTTTGAATTCTTCATTCTTAATATCACGATTGTATTTGTAATATTCACTCATGAGCTGTCCCATAAGCAGGTTACAAGCCTGATGCTGAGCATATTGACCATTTCTAATAAAATCGTATACTCTATTAATTTCTGCCTTATCTCCGACTGGAAATAATTTAATTTTTCTACAAATTGTCATTCTATTGTTTTCCATAATTTGCAAATCTCCTTCATGTTTTTTAATATCTCTAAATAACTATCCATACCTTATCTATTAAAAGTCCGTTTTATATCCATGTAATATTGACAATAAATCATCTTCTTTTTGTAACTTTCAAGTTTTATACCTATGTAATTTTGTATACATCTAAAACATATATACATTTACATTCAGTCATATGCACGTTTTATATCCATGTAATTTTATATACATCTAAAACTACAACAAGGGTAAGCACCTGAAGGACATGTTTTATATCCATGTAATTTTATATACATCTAAAACCTCAAAGTTATTACACAGATTTTCGTGAGTTGCATTGCGCTCACGATTCGGCAGTAAAATCTACCGCAATAGAATTGATTTTAATTTCATTTATATATTCTCTTAATGAAATGTAAATTTTATATACTTCTAAAACCTCAAGCTAAGATGGCTGACTAACAGGGTGGTTTTGTTAGTATGTAATTTTATGCACTTCCAAAACTATTTTAGAGAAGAACAACATTGAACTTATATTTTGTTAGTATGTAATTTTATATACTTCCAAAACCTCAAATTACATACAAATTACATACTTTTCAGTGAGTGGAATTACCCTCACTATTCGGACTCAAAATAGCCCGTAGTCAAAAGACTAATGATTATAGGATAAACTGACTTGAATTAGCCAAATAGATTTGTTACAATAGAACAAATATAGTTTATCCTATATTTTATTCTCTGTAGAGCAGATTATTATGTCGCCAAACTTGTACAATCTGTTCTACTGATCTACATATATTTGATTATCAGGTGAGTCATAATCACAACGTTTACACATTTTATTCTCCTAGTTCATCAACCTAATCTCTCGAAAATCATCATCGGCTTTTACACCATTGATATAAGCATACCAACCTCTAAGACCTTCTCCCTTAGAGATTGGATATTTATGCTTAATATTCATAACAACTTCGTAATCGTCTGGATAGTTTTCAAGAATAGACTTCAAATCACCAACTAAAATACTACTCATATAACTATTCTCCAAAAATAATCTTCTTAGCCCAATTCATAGTTGCAGAACCACACATCTTACCAAAGAATTCACCTGCTTCAACAACTAATTCATTCTCTTCTTTTACACAATCCTCAAAAATTCTCTTTGGTAAATTCTGTGCAACAATTCTCATGTCTTGTGGCTCAATCTTTTGAGGTAAAACACCTTCATCGATCATCTTGTATAATTCTTTTTGGACACGATTTTTTGTAACAATCTGCTCCACAATCTCAGAAGCCTTTGCTTTAGCTGCTAATTTCTGAGGATCTTCTACTTTCTGTCTGTGATTATCTTTCTTGATTTCACTAAACTGTGAATTTACAATCTTTAATACAAATGGAGTTCTTGAGTTTGGATTGTTAAGTTCTGTTTGATTCTTAACAACAATTCCCTCAGGAATATCAACCGCAATATCTGACTTGTGCATAAACGACATACAATGTTCCCATGAGATAAATTCTCCATCATAAAATGTCTGTACATATCTCAAATTCAATTCGTCAGCAAGTCTCTTAACCTCTGATTGAGGTAAATAACATTCATTCTCTTTGTCATATACATCGTAAAAATATGATTTACCATAGGCTTCTGGAATATATTTAATAGTATGTTTTGTAAGCCACTCCATGAAAAATACATAATTTGGATATTTTGAAAATGGTTCAACTGCCAATGTCTGCACCCAATTCCAAAATCCATTTAATGTATTGTTATAATCAAGAGTCTGTCTTCTCGAAAATGCAACTAACCTATTTGTTTCTTTATCATAAGCAATAGCTGAATTGCTTCCATCTACCTTTTCCTGAATTACAATATGATCTCCTACATGGAAACCACCTGTATTCGCTACTGTTAATTCCGTATCTTCTTTGATACGTGATATATCCATAAATTTCTTTTGTTCTATTTTCAGTACCTCTCTTTCTATTTTCTATGTATATATTCTCTTATCTCAGCTCGATTTCACCGAATTTTAATGTGTTATCTTCAAACATTTTGTTACCCCGATATTTACCAATAAAACAACGTTTAAACGAGGTCATAATACCAGTTGCTGCCGATACAAATTTTAATTCTTGCTCAATTGGCTTAATTAACGTATCAAGCGTCTCTTTGTTTGCAAATATATAAGGTTCATGTCCTTCTCTATATACGAATTCTGCAATTTTCGTATTTAACTTATCCACATCTATCTTATCTACTATTGAAAATGTTTCCATTTATTGTTTTCCTTTCCAAAAGAAATGCTTCTTTCTTACTCCTCATATAAAATTTTCTGATTGTTATTCTCCTTCGAATATTACTTTTATTGGCTTTATAGCTTCGTCATTTGTTGGTATAAGAAGCACTTTGTCATTTCCAACCTGATCTTTAAATATTTTTGGAGCTTCAACAAATGTAACTCTTTTTGATCTATCACTATCCAGCCACTCTTTAAACTTTTCAAGATTTTCTTTTTCAGAAATTGCAGCACATGGACTTACTTTATCTATTAACTCTAAAAATCTTTGTCTTTCATCTTGTGATAACTCCATATTGTTATTCTCCTGTTTCATACTTTACAGATTTACAATTATCACAACACTTATACCAGATCTCTTGATTTTGACCTTTTTCAAAATTACCTCTATCAATTTCTCTTGTCATTTTTGTCAAATCATCTATTGATAAATCTGTAAAAGAGTTACTATGATTTATGTAATATTCATTAAGTTTTTCATATAATTGAATCATCCCAAATCGTTTTGACTCGATGTATTCTATTTTCGTCATATTTATCCCTCATAACTTTGTATATTCAATTATCCAACTATCATATCTGTTATCCTTGAATAGTTGATTATATAAATTTATCCATTCTTGTGCTGAAAGACCTTTGTACTTCCAAACGCATTCTTTCCAATGTCTGTGTATAAAATGACCTCTTGTTTTTAACTCAATACATTTTACACATTTATCGTATAATTTCTTGGAATACCAATTCGATCTCCTTCTATTCCAGCCATTATTCGAGCCATCTATAAATGCTTCAGTCGGATCATATCTGCTTCTCATATTAGTAAGAGTTCTGTCGTATAACTCAGTTTTTGCATTGTATAAACAATGAAGCAGAAAATAGATGTCTTCATAATCATTTTTAAAATTCCATTCTTCAGTATTTAAATCCCAATATATTTTTCTCACCTACTTTCATGACGACAAGAAACGTGGTTTTATTTGCCTTTTTCAATTTACTGTACAAATAGCTCAACGCTCGATAAATCATCGGCATTAAGCACAATTTCTTCCTTGTTGTACATTGCTCTTACTTTATTCTCTGCATCTTCTTCATTGTCAGCTTCTACCTCTACTATTCTGCTTAATAATTCTTCTATATTAATTTTGTATTTCATATTCGCCCTCCTAAATCAATACAAGCTTTGTATAATCGGGCTTTAGATTACTCTTGTGCCAAACAGCGTGCATATATTCGATAGAATCTGTACTACCACGTTTAGGTACTCCATCTTTATCAAAAATCGTATATCCATATTTATCTTTCTTATCTGTAAAACCAATTCTGATATGATGTACAAAAGCCCATTCAGGCATATATTTTTCAAAGAACCATTCTCTTGATTGGCTACCAAAGAAATTAAGTCGAAGTAACATAACCACATATCCGTCATCATCTACATCCTGCAACGCTTTTTCTATAATATCCGTTGCAATAGCAAACGGTGGATTTGTAATAATGATATTAGGTTTATAAGGTAACTTTTCCTTTAAATAATCGCACTTATTTTCAGCAAAACTATCTTCTCGTAAATCATATGTATGTATTTCACAATCGCCATAAATATTCTTAATAGCTGTTGGATAGCTCATAGGGTGATATGCATCTTTATCTGTTTTGGGATTGCCTCCTGAAGTTGGATCAACGATAATAGAATTGTTCCAATCTAACGGAACAACTTTCTGAAATGATTTTAAAAATAATTCAATGTCACTAATAGGAGTGACATAATAATCTGCAATATGCTCATCTCTTGCATTACTTCTATTTGTACTACTCAAATTTGTTCACCAATAGTAGCTGCGCAGCTTTACTCACATGTGAACATTTATCCTTTCCTTAATTGTACTTACTTTGTTATATTCTCTGTTACTTCTTTCTAATACTCCATAAATAAGGACTACTACATCCACAATGATGAATACCATCTCCAAGAACACATCTTCTGCAATCTTCATATTCTTCATGTGTACTACAATACTCTTTAACTATATTTATAGCATTTATAATTTCTTCATTTATGGATTCTGGTTCAATATACTCTCTTTCTTCAATTCTCATAATCAATCACCTTTGTCCTGAATATTGTATAGTTTTCGTGACAAGCCAAGAAACCAAAAATTCATCGGCTTTTTAAATAACATTAGCCGTTTGTAGTGGTATATTCACGACTACTGGACGAAACCCACGCCCACTATCCAATTGATTTATCTTTTGGAATACTTGTGTAGAATGTTTTCACATTCTACTTATTTATTCTCTTATTTCAAATAACTTTTCTACTGCTTTAACTCGCTTTGTATTGTCAATCGTTCTTTTGACTTCTTGTTGCCAAATACATTCCCATTCTGAAGGAGCTTCATGCTCACTGACTAAGACAATATTCCTCTCACTCATCTTCTCAGCCCAATTCCAAAATCTGTCATAATCAAAGTTCTTGCTTGATCCATATTGTTTCGTACCCTTATATGGAATATCGCAATAAAATAAGCAGTCAACTTTATCAGAATATAACTCTTCATAATCTCCACATTGGAATTGAATATCTTCTAACCTTGGAATCTGCTCTAACAAATTTCTCTTGGCTTCGTCATAATAATTTCTTTCAGTTCCAGCTTTTGTATGTACGATACCTGAATAACCACCATCAAAGAATCTGCCGTTATAACTTGAGAGAAAACCAACTGCTCCAATATACCAATCAGGATATGTAGATAATCCTTTGTTAAAGCACTCTCTTACATCTGAGTAATGTTCTTTTGTAATAAATTCTGGGAGATTTTGAATATGATTTAGATTCTTGAATATTTCAATAAGATATTTATGATTGTCAGAAGCGATTTTTGTGTCACACTGAACTTTGTCGATTACATTACAACCACCGCAAAATGGCTCTATATATGTTTTGATATTATAATCTCGCAATCTTTCTTGAATAATCGGTAAAATATTATCAACTATACGAGATTTTGAACCCATATATTTCATAAATTACTTGGAGTAAGGAATTCCTTCTTGTGTACACGAACCTCGTCTCCTTTCATTATTTTTATTTTTAATAAAATGCTTCCGACATTGAATCTCCAAGTCTTACAAGATTCTCTACTTCCTTATCAGACATAGAATTGATTTCTTCAATCGAAAATGTTTCTTTGATTGCAAAATATGAATTATACCAATTTTCATCACATCCCATACTATTTCTTGCTGTGGTCAATACTGGTTTCTTAATATATTCTAATAATTTTTCTTTCTCAGTCATTACATACTCCTTTCATTGTATTAATTTTCCTAATCAGTTAATATAAAATGTATATACTGACCAATATGATCCTTCAACTCTGTTTCTAAATCATGACCACCAATAATTAAGTCGTCAATATTAAATCCAGTAATAGTCCATTCTGAATATCCTACATAATGTCCTTGAGTCAGCAAATTGCCAGTTACCATATAACTTTCAAAATTCATCTGTGCTTCTTCTAATGTACACACTTCATCTGAAAACCAACATCTTAAGTTTGCATTTTTAATTGTTGTAATCTTTCTTCCAAGTCCTTCATCAATTTCCATATAATTAAAATAGTCCATAATTTTTTCTGCAAGACTTGAATACCGCCAACTATGAGATTCTTTAATTCTTCCCTGCGAAATCCCCAAATTACACTCATAATCATATCCAAGCCAGCCCTGTAAAATTAATTCCATTTCTACCTCCTAACTCCAAAGAAACTTCGGTTTACTGTGTTCTATTCTCCGTCATATAATTTAACTGTTCCGTCTGAATTGTAGATAGGTGTAATTCCAAATTGATAACCAGTGCGTTTTACAAAATACATTACTTTTGTATTTTTGTCATAGAGAACTTCGGTATCACAGTTATCATCTTTGTAAATTGTTACTAAATCTATATATTTATTTGCGAAGCGACTACTTTCGGGTTCAATATCACCTTTTGTACATCCAGTCATTCCTAAGCACAATGTTAATCCTAATACGACCGCTAAAATTTTCTTCTCCATATGATTTATTCTCCTAACTCTTTTAGTGCATTAACAAGTTCAGCGAGTCTTGGATTCTCAGGATGCTCCTTTGCCATCTTTTCATATAAAGCAATATTATTCATTTTATCAATCTCAGACTTTAATTCCTTCTCAATAGAAGCTTTCTGCTTTGCAATTTCTTTCTGACGATTTTCCTCATCAATTCTTGCATTGTATGCATTCATATTAACTACACCGACAACCTGAGCTGTCACACCCTTACCATATGCTTCTACTGACTTTACTTCTTTTAAAATTCCAAGGACTCTATTATCTTTTCCTCTTGCATTTACAACAACATATAACGGATGGTTTGTATCGTACTTAACAATTTCATTCATATCTTCATCATATAAAGCAAATCCATAATCCTTCTTATTGTAATCATCTACTAAATTTACAATCGCCACTTTATTAAATTCCGCCATTTTATTATCCTCCTAACTCAAAAAGGTATCATTTACAATCTTTTGACAATTTTCAATTACTCTACAAATCAATCTCTTTCCATCATCGCTAAAATATTCATTATTTTTCTGTTGATTATAGTAATCTTCAAGTTTATTATTAGCAGATTTTAACCTTCGAGATATATTAGCATAGTCGCACTTATTATCACATTCAGATGAATATTCTTTATTGTATCTTAATTTACATTCCATACATGGACTGTACATTTTGTACCTCCTGTTAATTTATTCTCCTAATCCATATTTTCTTAACCATTCTTTTTTGTTTAATGTGGTTACACCACGTTTCTTTTGTTGCTTCCATACTTCAATAGCATATTCTTTTGTCATTCCTGGCACTGGATAATGTATTACGGATTTTGAAATTGTATATGGTTTTCCTATAGAAACCATCTTAAATAAATCTAACAAATCAGTCATGTGATCTATTCTCCTTTGATATTAATAAGAGTACATTCATTTCTGTACTCTATAAGAGCATCCTTATTCCTTATCATCACATGTTAGGATTGAGGTTTGTTCCAAGGCATTATATTCTCAAATGAGTTTCAGCCTATACGCTCATCGGTTGACTGACTTATTAATTTCAGCCTTCACCTTTACCTTTTCACCATCTCAGGTTTTCAGTTCGTTTTACCTCATTTATATATTCTCTACTAAAGCAGAAGAAATCTATGTTTCTTGGTAAAAATATTACTATATATAGTGTCTATATTTTCCATAAACACTATATATAGTATTTCATTTACGCCTGATACACAAAACTTGGCATTGGCTGTAATTTAAACAGATTTTTCTCATGCATTGAATCAATCTTAGCTTTTACTTCCTCACTTGGCTCAATTCCATCTCTGATATATGCATCTAATTCAGCATAAGTAAATCCAAGGTTATCTTCATCAGTCTTTCCACAAAGACCATCGGTAGGTGTCTTATCAACTAATTCTGACGGAAGCCCTAATTCACGACCAATAGCTTTAACCTCTGTTACTGTAAGATTTTCTAGTGGACTAAAATCACCAGCAGCATCGCCAAACTTGCTACAATATCCAACCCAATTTTCTGAAAGATTACACGTATTAGCAACACGACCATTTACTGTCTGTGATACTGCATAAAGTGTAGCCATACGAATACGAGCAGGAAGATTTGTTGTTGTCTGAATTGATAACTCTTCATCTAATGATGTTTTAATTTCATATTCAGCAACATTCACAATTGTTCCGACTGGAATAATAGTACGTGGAATGTCTAAAAAACTGCAAAGTTTACGACTATATTCAATATCTCTTTGTCTTCCTTGTGGCATCATCACACCAAAAACTCTATCCTTGCCAAGAGCTTCTACACATAATGCAGCTACAACACTTGAATCTTTACCACCAGAAATTCCCACTACTGCCATACAATCTTTCCCATTTTCTTCAAACCAATTTCTGATCCACTCTACGATTTCATTTTTTACTTTCTTAGCATCAAACATTTATACATTCTCCTTCCTACATTCGATTCATCACATCATAGAACCGAATTAAATACTCATATACATTTCTAGGAACTAATTCTTTAACCTTTTCAAATTCACCCTTTTCACATAAATCTCTAACCAAACTTGAAGAAGTATGATTTTCTGGTATCTGAATTTCTGTGAAGTGATCTTTATATTCCATAAGATTTGCTTCTCTTAAAGCAGTCTCAAGATTCTGACCTTCTCTCACACATGCTACAAAATTATATTCCTCCACAAACGGTTTCCAATTATACCAAGTTGTAAGTGTTTCAATATTATCCATTCCTAAACAGATATAATATTCATTAAAGATATAATCTTTTTCATTCATATCTCTTATCTGAGTAATAGTATTGTATGTCCTCTGTGGAAAGAAGCTGGTTGTTTCAACTTCGGATGCCCACATATTATTTTCCTCACAATTTGGCATTGAATTAATCAGCGACACTCGACAATATCCAGGTATCAAAGTCTTTTTCTTCGCAACATATGTATCATGTGCAGGAATAAACAATATAGCATCAGCATTAACCGCTTTTTTCGCAGTCAATGCCATATCAACATGGGCGTTGGTAATTGGATTAAAACTTCCTGGTATAAGTAAAATTTTATTCATGATCCATCCTCCAATTAATACATCTCTTTAGATAATCAACATAATCAGGGTTTTTACACATGCCTTTACCTTCTACATCAGACACTTTTGCAACATCCATACCGTTACATTTAGTGGTTTTCATTACAATATTTAAAGCAGGAACATCTGTGTCATTACTCAAATAAGTACCAATTCCAAATGCAACATTCACTCTATCATGGAAATGTCTGAATAACTTATCAGCTCTTTCAAAATCAAGACTGTCACTAAACAGAAGTGTCTTTGTCTTAGGATTGATACCAAGTGACTCATAATGATTAATCATCTTTTCACCCCATTCAATTGGATCGCCACTATCATGTCTTACACCACTGAATAATGTTGCATATGTCAACTGAAAATCTTTCAAGAAACAATCAGTTGTAATTGTATCTGTGAGCGCAATACCATTTAACACACCATACTCTCTAACCCATGCGTCTAGGGCATACCAGTTTGAATATGCTGGATTGTGCTTGTGGTTGCCCTGACCAGAACACATAATCCATTCATGAGCCATAGTTCCAACAGGCGTGATATTATATTTCTTTGCGAGATATACATTAGATGTACCAACAAACTTAGATGGACTATGCAATGTATCATTCAAATGTGAAAACTTCTCAACAGCTAACTCCTGTGCTTCAGCAGAAAGTCTTCTTCTAAGACCAAATTCAGAAAATGTACCAGCGTACCAATGACCGCTTCTGAGATTTTCGTACTTTTCATTTAATCTCTTTTTGAAACTATCAAGCAATTCCTCATAGTTATATGCCATTCTGAAATATACTTCGTTTACAATCGCAAGTGTAGGAATCTCATACATAGATGTATTAAGCCATGTACCAAATGTTTCGATAGAAAGACCACAATCTGAATCTGTTGTAATCTCAAAATCCTCATATCTTGGCTGCCACAATCTCAGAAAATCAACATATGAACCTTTCATCCATTTGATATTATCAATATAAGTAAGTTCATCTTCTGTGAATCTCAAACCACAATATAATTTAATCTGTCTGCGAATCTCTTCTACCATTTCTGGTGTAAAATGAACATCCTTATTACGACATTTAAAACTCCAAGTGGTTTTATAATCACTAAACTGATGATAAATAGCCTGTCCCATACTGAATTTATACATATCGGTTTCTAATAAGCTGTTAATAATCTGCTCCATATTATTTTCCTTCTTTCTTGATTTGATTAAATATTGTTCTAATATCATATTCTCTGTTTTCGTACTCATAAAACAGATTAATATACTTATCAATAAAAGCTATATCATTTGGATGCATTGCAATTGGTTTACTTTTCTTAGATTTCCACCATTTTAATTCCTTCTCAAAATTAAATGATTTACCATGATATGCTCTACCTGCTCCAAGATAATCACAAAGCATTTCTTTTTTATACTTCATTGGCATTTCAATAGGATTTCCACCATTATCAAAATTGTCTTCCCAATACTCGTAGTGGTGCTTGTTTCTTCCCTTATGGTGCATCCAAGCAGCCGACCAACCATTCTCTTTCTTACAAGCGTCTATTGGACTTGAAGTACCTTGATAATACTTAACACTCTCCCAAAATTCCGTTGGAGAAAATTTAGATAAATCATGTACTAACCCTTGAAATGGAATTCCCACTTTACAGCAATAGTAGAACACCCAACGTTTATGAGTACAGACTTTCTTAAAATGTCTGAAAGTATTAATGATATAATTCTTATAATTCATTATTCTCCCCAATCACTTCAATCTGACAAATCTTCATTGTTTCTAATGCAGCTTTATGAGTTTCAGGAGTAACACCTGCACAGCAACTTGCATCGACTGTAATATCTGCATTAGGGAACGTTGCTTTTAAAATCAAAGCATTTGATACTACACAAATGTCTGTACAGAGTCCAACAAGTTCTATCTCGTCTTCAAAAATTAAATCATTCCAATGCGTCCATCCAAATGTAGGCTTATCAACATAATAACAATTCTCTACTTCTAATCCGTCTGTAATTTTCCAACCATGAGTACCATAGATACAATGTTCTACTGGAAGTTTCTTTCCTTCTGGTGTATTGAGATAATTTGTATCATGTGTATCTCTAGTGAAGATGATTTTATCTCCACAATCCTTATACTCCTTAATTTTCTTTGCTACATTCGATACAATTGCCTGTGCTTCCTTTGTACCTAGTGAGCCATCAATAAAATCATTCTGCATATCTACTACGATTAATGTTTTGCTCATTTTGTTACCTCTCTATCAAATGATTTACCTTTTCCTTTAGTTCTTTATTCTCTTTTTCAAGTGCAGCTATTCTATTTCTCAACTCATTTTCTTTTGAAAATTTCTGAATTCCAATCTGTTTATAATCAGATGTAACAGTTTTAACAGAATAATTGCTTATATAATCTGTTGTTCCATCAAGATATGTAATTGTTGGTTTAAAGAATCCACGCTTTTTGCACTCATCACAATGGCAAATAGATGAAATATATCCAATTTTTCCGTCTTTATTTTCTACAAAATCACCTTCATGAAATTGAATATCTGTTGTGTTATTCTCTTCTGAAGCAATTGGATCTTGGAATATCAATTTCATATATTCGTTATCTATAATTTTACTTTTAATATATACATATCCTAAACTTTCATATTTTTTTCTGTCTTTTTTGCTTCACCTATTTTTACACCAACTACCATTTACTTATTCTCCTATCGTCTTAACAACCTATCTTTCTTCAATAAAACCATCAGGAATTATATCTTTATTTACAGTTACATATGGAAGTTCACTTCTGTCAAAAAAGTTACAAGTTAAATATAAGTTAGCAATATATTTTTCTTCTCCAAGGATTATTTCAGCGTTATCCACTATATATTGTCCACAATATTTAATTCTCTGAATAAGTTCATTACGGATAGACTGTTTTTCATCTTTTACATTTCTGGTTATTTCTTCCATAATCTCTCCTTTACTCATACATTCCATCCATAATTGTCACAGGGCATCCGTAAAATCCCCACGTCTCAACAAACTTTCCAGTGTCAATATCAAATTTCGCTGTAGCTGCTGCATGTGGAAAACCACCATCGTATCCTCTTACATAGATATAGTTGTCAATTTTCTTTGCGCCAATCATATCTAATTGATTCTTATAACACCATTCACCTGCTAATTTATGTGCCAAATCATATACTTCTTTATTCATATCGCACCTCTTTTCTTGTTTTTATATGTATTTATTTTCTAAAACTCAGAAGAAATTCCGCATTCCTACGAACTTGATATTATGTTATTCTCTGTTACAACTTCATAAAACTCAAAATATGAGCTATAACATCAACAGTCCATCCGTTGCCAATTGCTTCAAATCTTCTTGTCTTAGGCATTGCTTTTACATTGCCACTCTCATCCATTCCAAACTCCGTATAATTGTCTGGAAGTGTCTGAAGTCGTTCAATCTCTAATGGACATGTCTTTTTATATTTTTCTCCACCAAGCCAAACATTAAATTTTGTTTCTGTTCTGCAACGTGGCACTGTTGGAGCTTTCTTATCTAAAAAGTACAGCCTGTCCTGCTGCGAATAATGACCTTTGCCACCAAGATCATATTTTATGTAATTCTCACACTTAATCATTGTGTTCCTGATTCTGTCATCAAAGTATTTGACTAAATCTGGATCATCACAGATAACATCTTTCACTAATAATCCTTTATCATCAGGAAGTGTGATATTTGGTATGTTCGTCCAATACAGACGTTTTCTTCTCTGAGCTGATAATAGCTGACTATCAATCATAATTGGTTGTACACCCAATTCCTCACTAATAGCGTCTTGAATCTCGTCAGCCATTCCATAATTGTTTTCATATAGGAAATATTTTGGACTTGTGTTATTCTTTGCTTCCACAAATTTCTGAAACAGTTTCCAACCTTCACCTTCTGTATCAATTTCTCTCTTCAATTTTGCTGTTTTACTGCACTTGGCTTTCGACCAGAACTGGCAAGGTGAACCACCCATTAATAGATCGACTCCATTAAAAACCTTGAAGTCGGTAGAAAATACGTCACCGTATCTTTTGATATCAGGATAATTATATCTACTGATTTTGATTGCATTCTCTTCAATTTCAAATGCGTTATACTCACTGACTGGAATATTGATTCTATCTAATGCAACTCTTCCACAAGAGATTCCATCAAATAAACTTAATACTCGTAGTCCTTGAGAATTATTTTTTTCATCATTCTCTGTCAAAATACACTATTTTACAGAGGTTACGTAACCATAATTACCTAGGAGTTACTGCTTAATTCCTTTCTTCTTAATTATTTTGTTGTAAAATCCTATGGAATTAACACGTCTGTTAAAAACCATAGGAAAAAATATTTCATTAATTATTTTTGTTTTGGAAATACTTGAACGAATGTCCAAGTTAAGAAAATTTTCTATACTATATTATTCTCTACTCTGCTTCATTTTTCTTACAATCTCTTTAACAATATTTTGTAAGTGTTCAATGTTATTTTCTCCAATTGGAGCTGCTGTTGTAAAAATACGTTTTGCAAATTCATCAATAGTTTCATCTCTGACTGATTTTTCAAAATTTTCAATAGGTATCATACTATCAACATCTATGTAAATACTATTACATTCACTTGTTATCATAGAAGCTATTATCATGCCCTGAATTATGGCTGACCTACATTTCTGATCGTTTGAAAATATTGTATTCTCAATCATCTTGTCTAGCTTATCAGATAATGCATAATTAAGAATTTTTTCTTGAAATTCATTTGCGTTTATTAATCTTGCACTCTGTTCATTCATTTTTCTCACCTCCTACATATTATATAATCAGCATATCTTCCAGTTTATAAATTTCATCTTTTAGAGATCTAATTCTGGTTCTAACTAATTTGTTAAACCCTTCTACAGCTTCCTCGTATGTATCGGCAAATAATCTTGCATAAAGACTGACACCGTTTTTCTTTAAATCTTTATCATTTGCTTTATATTCATAGAAATAGTTATCTTCTTTGATTTTACCCTTTACAGGTTTACACATAAGATTTAACGCTCTTTCATCTTCCTTATATGCAAAAGCCCAAATGTCTTTATTGTAATGTGTTCCGTCATCAATGTATTGTAAATCATTAAATGTATTTCTATATATACTATTATATCTTGCATCTATATTGTTACAATAAATCATTTTCTTACCTCGCTTTACTTGGAAAATTTGGCTAATCAGCCTTTGAATAGAAAAGTTGATATTACAATTTGGTTATCTCAGCGAAGCACTCATCCTTTAAACCTCCTTCAATTTTCCCAATAATATCCCACTCTGCAATATCTCCTTTATTAGAATATGTATAAACATTTGTTTTATTGGTTCTAATATCATACCAAAAAGAATTACCACAACTATGATCAATATAATATCCTTCTATAATTCCCAATAACAAACAATCTTTTGTCTTAAAAATTACTACATCACCAACATCATATTCACTTGTATACTCTTCAATAATTTTTCCCATAATTTTCGCCTTTCTATATTAGATTATTCTCTATTTGAAATTTCTTTAATTCATCTTGAATCATCTTCTGTATATCTTCTTCGTTAAAAGACATGTTTACTACTGGAATGACATTTGCATTCAAATTAACATCACCAACAATAGCCTTATCAAACACTTCTAAAAACATTTCTGCGATTTCCTTTTCATAAAAACCACACATTCCATCACAGTTAATATCTGCAATTACTCTTGAAAAGAAATCTTTGAACTTATCAGCGATAAAATCTCGTTCATATTCTCTTGGAATATCAATTGTTATTTTCACTCTCTCACCTCGTTTACCACTTTTACCTTACATTCAATTTCTACAACTTCTAGCTGCCTATCAGCATTATAACGTCTTGACATAAAATTTCTAACCGCATTCTCAGCAGTTTTTCTTGTTTCCCAATATTTGTGTCGTGGGCTTGTAAGATTACTTACTAATTTACCTGTTAATTTATCCATTACACCATATAATGTAAATTCATTTACCATTCATCTCACCTCACTTTACAATATCCTAGCAATCTGTTCATACAAGCAAACATCTCTGTCGTTGATTGCTTTATTCACATGCATATGACCAAACAAATGCTTTTTATATTCAGTTGCAGCTTTCACTTCTTCCAAATAATTAGTCAACACATCTGGTTCATATAATCCTTTACCACCCATAAGATACAACTCTGACGTAGAGGGGCTATGCGTAATAATATAATCAACTATATTGTTATTTTCTTTTAGAACATCTAGTCCATGCTGCATTTCTTCATCTGTCGGTAATTCCTCTTCCCACCAAGTAAGTCCTTTTACTCGATACATATATTTACCTTGCTTATCAAGTTCTTTAGCTTGTTTTCTCCAATCTTCGTCATTGTAATCAAGAATACCATCCTGAATATCATGACTTGATGCACTACCAAATGCAAAGAATTTTTTATCTTCTATAGTGAAAACCTCACCACGCATTAGATGAAATACATTTTGTCTGATCTCACGAACTTTGCCACCATGCCATTCTTTTACAGGATAACTATAGATTCTTGGAAAACATTCGTGATTTCCATCAACAAATACAGTTGTGAATGGTTTCTGATTTAACCAATTCAACCAATATTTTTCCTGTTTGCTTTCACCATCTCTATTCCATACAAGACCAAAATCGCCAAGAATAATTACAATATTTTCATCTTTATTGCCAGAAAAATCTTTTTGTTCATAAAAATTATCTTTACTTAATCGTGTAGGATTTCCATGTATATCGCCTGTTACAAATACCGCCATTTATTTTACCTCACTCTATTAAAATCATCTTTGCCACATTATCACCCATATATTCAACCGCATGATAATCCGCAATTGGCTTTAAAAAAAACACATTTATTAGGTTCGCACCCTCTTCCTTGGTATAAATTACATGCATAATTGCCACGCAACTGATTTGTACATTCAGAAAAAATACATTCTTTTGGCTCGTTAGGCATTTTATCTACAAGAATTTTCAATATTCTCACCTCACTATCCAAAGATTTCCTCAATAACTTTTAACTTAATACTTTGACTAAATTCTGAACCAGCAGCTTTTGGATGACCACCGCCACCAAATAAACTTGCTACATCTTTACCAAGATCAATATCTTCTTTAACTGTTCTATAAGATACCGTACAACCATCAATATCAATCATTGCCACAAAATCAATTTCAGGATGCATTTTACAAAGTCTATTACCTAATTCACTAACAAACCTATCTGCAAATACAAAACCACAAACCTTACCACACATAGGACTGGTAAACATAGTTTCGTTCTTTTCTTCGATATATCTATCAATTTCATCCTGCTTAATCTTTAGAACAACTTCATCTTTGGCAGATAATAATGGAAATATTTCACCACGTATCTCCGAAATACACCAATGAATAAAGTCATCTCGACCATACAGATAAAGTAAATCGTTCACCTGCTTACAAATAACTCCATCTTCACCAAGTTCTGACCATCTCCAGGTGTCATAATCTCTCACTAATTCAGCAAATCTTCTTAATGTCTCTGAATCTTTTAAATATCCATTCTCGATTAACCAATAATAAAACATCTCTGTTCCACTGGTTTTAATAGTTCCAAGTTTCATATCTTCATACTCAATAGTCACAGAACACCAAAGATACTTATTAAGTCCTAGAGCTGTTGGATGGTGATCTAATAAATAGAAATTATCAAATCTGTCATCAATAATTTTCGCTGTATCTTCATTCACTCTAATATCTGTAATAATACACATATCAAATTTTGTTTCACTATCAATAAATTCCTTGACACTTAAATCAATGTTATCATAATCACAATATGAAATATCTACATCATCTCCAAATGCAAGTTTTGCCAAAATACCACAACCGATTCCATCAAAGATCGGTATGAGTAAATAATTTTATCATACCTTACATATCTCCCTTCACTTGAATATATTGAATCGTATCAATATATCTGCTATATTTTATTGTTAATACTCTATCCAACCATCTGTAATACCAGTCATCCAATAAATAAGATCTTCTCTATCATTTTTTAATCTTCCATCTATTACACGAGTTAAGATTTCATTGAGCCAGTAGCCAACTTCTTTTCCACTTTTAATAAGCATTGTATCCATTACATCTTTCCCATTAACTGCTAAATCCTTTAGAGAAAAACATTCATCATCTTGTAAGACTTCTTCTAAAATATATTCAATGTTATCAATCTTTTGCAATCTTGTTTCCTGATTAATGTCTGCTTGTGCTTTAATATCTGCCCTACGAACATTCAGTAATCTTCTGAACTGTTCTTCTCCGATTTTATTAAGCCATCTCTTGATATATTTCTTTCCCACCTCAAAAGTAGCATCATGATAATAGACTAATTCAACGACCTTTTCTCTTGTATCATTGTCAAATCTTAATCGCTTCATTATTTCATTGGTCATATCAGCACTTACTCTTCCGTGACCTTTGAAATGTCTAATGCCATCCTCGCCATCTTGATAACAATGTGGCTTTCCAATATCATGAAAAAATACAGCCAATCTTGTTACTAAATCATCGGATTCACAATATTCTATTGCATGTACGGTATGATTCCATACATCATACATGTGATATGGATTATTCTGTTGAAAACCAAGCATATCTTTAATTTCAGGAATGAACAACGAGAATACTTCGTGATATAAGACCATTTGTACACAGAAATCACTCGATGCAGCAATTTTACAGAACTCACTATTAATCCTTTCAATAGATATATTCTCCAAATTCTTATACATTTTAGAGATATTCCAATCTGTATCAGGTTCAAGGACAAATCCCAACTGTGAGGCAAATCGAATAGCACGTAAAATTCTTAATGCATCTTCTGAAAATCTGTCTTCTGCTCTGCCAACACATCTAATCTTGTGGTATTTAATATCTTCCATACCATTAAACGGATCTACAAGACCAACTTCATCATTGTATGCCATCGCATTGATTGTAAAATCTCTACGCTTTAAATCTTCTTTAAGACTTCGTGTAAATGTTACGCTATCAGGTCTACGACTATCTGAGTAATTACCATCAATTCTGTAAGTGGTACATTCATATCCATCACCGTCAATTACAATGGTAATAGTTCCATGTTGCAAACCAGTTTCAATAATTCTCTTGTCCTTGAATACTTCCATCATTTCATCTGGTGTGGCAGAAGTTGTAATGTCATAATCGTGAATTGGTCTGCCAAGAATGCTATCTCTCACACATCCTCCGACTAAAAAAGCTTCATATCCATTATTTTGTAAACTATGGATAATTTCATTTGCACCAGACGGAATTTCAATTTTTAGATTAGATTTCACCTTTTACCACCCTTTCATTTACACTAGCAACAAATTCATTAATAGCCTTATAATTAGGATTATCAGGAAGACTTGTGTTCTTCTTCGCATAATCCAATCTCTTTTCATAATCATTTACCATTTCAAAAAATTCTGGGATTGGCTGATCGTTGCTATCCAAATACTTACCATTACGAATATCCATAAGTAAATCATGTTCGTCTTCTCTATATGTGATTATTCTCTCTTTTTCAAGAATATCCAAACACATCATGTACAGACGAATCAAATGCATTGAATGTTTAGCGATTTTACCATGTTCAATTGCTTTTTCATTTCTCTTGCCAATTTTTCCATACTGACGAACTGTATTCTGAAGCTCATTCCACATAGAACAATAATCTCTTAATGGGTAATGATGTAATTTTACATCCATAAATATCTCTGTGTCATAACCTTCCTGCACAGCTTTATCAATATATAATCTCATAGAATCATCTTCATATGGTGTATATTTCTTTGTGAAGTCAGTCTGCATAAATTCAAGAGTCTTTAGAATATGTTTCTCTAATTCAGACTGCGACATCTGATGTGCAGCTTTCTGATTTAATCTGTATAACTGCTGATTAGCATAACCGCCAAACGAATAACAAGCTCTCTTTGATAAAAATAAATGTGCATTTACTGTGAATATAAAACATATACCATATATAGTATATATTCCTTATTTTTAATACTATATATGGTATATCGTAACAATTACTCACTTAATTCTGCAAGTGCCTTATCCAGATCTTCATCAGACATATTTTCAAGTGCCGCATCCTGTCTCTTAGCTTTGATTTCAAGCAATCTCTGTCTCATCTCAGCATTTTTCTTAGCATCTTCTCTCTTCTTTTTCTCATTCAGCTTCACGCCAACAATATACTTAACAATTTCAATCTTGTTAGAGATCTCCTCGTCTTCCTTTGACTTAGTATTCAGAAGACTCTCTTCCTCAGACTTCTTTACTTCCGCATTGAGTGTCTTAAACACTGAGTCCAGATTTGTGAGAGATAAATCCCACAAATCAATTACATTAATCATCCCTCTGAATGGGAACTGATAGTTTGCTCTTGTTGCATTAATAAATAATTCGTTGTTTGTCATTATAATAATCTCCTTTTCTAATTAAAACTTAATCTTCATTACACGCTCTGTTGCGCCCTTAACCTTAACAACTAAATCTGCTCTCTTTGTCATAGAGAATCCGATTCCTGAAAGCTGATCATCAGTATCTTCTACATGGCATTTAGCCCCTAATGCCTCAAATACTCTCTTGTGCTTCATTAAATCATTGTCAAGAAACTCAAGATAGAATCCATTAGGCTCTTCGTTGTTCACACAATCCTTCAGGAAGAAGAATAAATGTCTATGACCAATTCCATCCTGCTCATCAAAATAATTTGGACTATAACTAATTACTGATACAGGAACAAACTGATTAGTGCTTACACCCCAAATCTCACGACTTGAAATAGATGAACTTCCAGATAGCTTTTCCTTAATTGAGAAGTTGCCATTCTCATCAAGCGTAACTTCTGCCACCTGAACATTACCAGAAACAGGACTATTGTATTCAAACGCAAAAATCTCACCATTAAATTCAATTTCTGCCTTAAATCCTTTACTTCCTCTTGCTGCATACTGATTTACAAAGAACTTATAAACACCTGGTTTCATATGTGACATATCTGCCCATGTAATATTTTCCACAGAAGGCTTTCCCACCATCTGCTGCATAGGATGTGTAATATCAATATCTAACTGACCGCCACATCTTGACATACTAGGTTTTCTACAATTGCCAAAATAGATCTCGTTTCCATCAGGTTCTTTGCAATGTGCATCAAGATCACTGTTGTCATTTTGTCCCTCATTCCACATGATTGAAAATCTGAGTACACCGTCAACATTACCGCCAGCAGCTTTTACATTCTGCTTCATATCAGAGTCAGTAATGTTGCCTGAATAAGCCCAAGATAATCCATTATTCCATTTGAACATTGTCTTAGCGTCTGGATTAACAGGTGCAATCATAGAAACAAAGTTCTTCTCATGTTTATTCTCTACAAAAGCTTCAATCTCCTTTGCAGTTGGAAGTACCTTATCAATGAAATCCTGTGCTGAAATCTCTTCAACCTTAGAAAACTTCTTAGGACTTACAGCAACATCTTTTTCCATCTGACCAAAAATATCATCTGCACCAACCATTCTTCTTGCAGCACTCTTATTTGAGAACAGTACATTATTTACAGTAGTATCATTTAGATTAGCAAATCTTCTCTGTAATGAATCCATGTATCCAAGCTCTGTGATGGTTTTCTTTGCATCCTCAAGCATCTTCTTTGTAAAAATAGCCTTTGGACGCTTATAATTGCTTGGAGCGACAATCTGCTCATACTTCTTAACTGCTGTATCAAGATCCATATCCTCACTTACATTAATAAGAAGTGTTCCAATAGAATGATTTCTAATTCTACCGATAGCCATACCTGCTGTTACCGACTTCTCCCAAGCATATAAATCCTTTTCAGTATCAGAAGTTAGCTTATCATATTCCTTCTTATACTTCTTAAACTCTGTGAGTACACCTTTCCACTCTTCACCCTTGTAAAGTGTATTTGAATTGATAAGTTCAAGAATTGTGTCAAGTGCATCCATAGTAATCTCATCGAGAGAACGCTTAAATACGTTTCTTGTATCTCTGAACTGTCCTTTAACTTCCTCATTAGAACGACTACTTCTATTTACAAATTTACTTGGAAGCTCTAAGAAGAAATGATCCCACTGATGAGACTTTCCATTGATTTCCTCAAAGTTAAAATCTGTACCAATCTTAGGGAACTTAGTTGTGTAAATATCTGTGACTGTATGAGCTTTTACAAAAGCATCAAGTGCATCACATACTGGCTGATATGTTGTATCACCAAGATTCAGTTCCCAAATCGTATGAATCTGGTTATCCTTGATAGTGACAGCAGAACCAATATTCTTAATAAACTGTCTACAACAACTACAATCATGTTCTCTACGCTCTCTGAAAATCTCATTTGTACCAGCAGGGAAGCTATCAAGATATATATTCCATAATTCATCTTTGTCCACATTTACTTCAAATAAATGTGTTGCCTCTTTCTGCATTTCATCGAAGTGCTTCTGTAAAGCCTTTTTTAACATCATAAATCCATCCATATTTTGTACCTCTTCTTTCTTATATTTATTTTTTGTTAATTGTTTCTACTCTTATATTCTCCGTTTTATAAATTGAAAGGTTTATTTTATTGCCCTTTGATAGAGTTAGTAGGCTATGACACCTACCAACTCTTGAATTATTTATTCTTCTTACGTTTTCCTACAATAAAACCTGCTCCAAAGCATACTCCAAGACAGATTACGAAAACTCCAATGTTTAATACAATCATTACTTATTACCTCTCTGTCTCTTCATATCATCAAGGATCTGACGAGCATTACGCTCTCTTTCAGAATTAGCAAGTCTTCTCTCATTAGCCTGTGCGCTAGAATCATATGCAATTCTACTTCCTTCTGCACGTTCTCTTGTCTTTCTTGCTCCTTCACGAACTCTTTCAAGCATTCTATCGCTCTCATTATTCGTATTAAGACTATCCATACTCTGATGAAGTTCGATAATCTGACTATCGGCTTCCATCTGAAAAAGAACCTGTTCCTTTTCCTCTTTAAGTTTCTGCAATTCTTCGGCTGCCTGATCACGAATGTCTTTTTGGTGAGCCTGTGCTTCTTTCATCTCTTCAATTGTATCTTTTAGTACATTAATCTTATTCTCCAAAGTAGACTTCTTCATTGCATACTGCATTGCTTCATTTTCTTTATTTTCATCAAGACAAGCATTAATCTGCTGTGTAACACGCATAATATCTTTATTCGCCTGATATAAGTCCTTTTCTGCTGTATCACGCTTTCCTGAAATTTCAGCATATGTAGCAGATGCTTTGTTATAAAAATCTTCCTTTTCTCTAATGGCTGCATTATAATAATCTCTAGCACCTTCTGGTGTCTGTGCATCCTGGCGCATTACTTCATCCGTTCTTCCTTTAAACTTTACTCGAAGCTGTTTACCAAAAGGAGTAAAGAAAAGAATCAATGCAATTAATACAATCGCCACAATTATAATAAACATAAAATTTGTCATACAATCCTCCTACTCTGCATCAATTCCATACTGATTACATAATGCCTTTAATCCACCGTTATAGCCACTTCCTACAGCCTTAAACTTCCATTCACCATTATGTTTATATATTTCGGCTACGACTAACGCAGTCTCGGTAGAGAAGTCTTCACTTAAATCAAAACGAATAAGTTCCTCGCCTGTCTCTTCGTCTACTACACGCACATATGCATTTCCAACCATACCGAAGTTCTGAAGTCTACTCTCAGCATCATAAATTGTGACCGTCACAGCAAGAGTCTCATAGTCTGATGGGATTTTATCAAGTTTAATCTTAATAACCTCATCATCTCCATCTCCCTCACCTGTGCGGTTGTCTCCCATATGCCTTACACTCTTTGAACTATGTTCAAGATTACCATAGAAAATGAAATCCTCATCCTTGCCAACCTTGCCATTCTCTTTTGTCATAAACACAGAGGCATCGAGATCAAAATCTGCTTCTCCATCATAATGATTAATATCCCATCCAAGTCCAACAAGAATGTTTTTTAATGATGGTCTACCCTTTGTTAAATCTACTCTCTGTCCTTTACTTAATGAAACTGACATAATTAAATCCTCCTACTTGTATCTTCTTGTTAATTCGCCAACACTTGAATCATTTGTTCCCTGACCGATAGCGTTAAATTTCCACTCTCCGTCTTTCTTATAAACCTCTGCAAATACCATTGCTGTCTTGCCAGCATAATCATCTGAAAGATTATATTTACAAATTTCCTTACCAGTTGACTCATCAACAAGTCTAATGTACGCATTCTTGATAAGTCCAAAATCCTGCTTTCTTGAAATACAATCATAGATATTTACTACAAATACAATCTTCTCAACCTTATTTGTAATATTCGCAAGGTCAACTGTAATCTGCTCATCATCACCGTCTCCATCTCCTGTGAGGTTGTCGCCATGATGATACACACATCTATCTTCTGCTGATTTGTCACCATAATAAACACATGTACGATACTTATCATCTTTTCCTAAAATAATTGCTGAAGCATCGCAATCAATGTTTGGTTTAAAACCAAATAATCCTTTCTTAACAGCATCCCATCCAAGTCCTACCATAATCTTTGTAAGACCACCTGCTACTTCCTTAGATAAATTAATTTTCTGTCCTTTGACTAAATTTACTGACATATATATTCTCCCTCCATTTTATAAATCAAGACCAAAATTTCTACCAATAGCAGCTAAACCACCATTGTAACCTGAACCAACTGCATTAAACTTCCATTCACCGTTCTTACGATACAACTCACCTGCAATAACACCTGTTTCTAATGAGAAATCCTCATTAAGTTCATATTTGAAAAGTTCCTCATTTGTATCAGCGTTGTATGCTCTAATGTACGAATTATCAACCATTCCGAAATTCTGTAAACGATTTTCTGCATCATAAATTGTCGCTGAGAAGCTAATCTTTGTAATATTAGATGGAATCTTATTTAACTCAACAATCATTGTCTCGTCATCGCCATCACCTACACCTGTTCTATTATCGCCAGAATAAATCAATGCTCCACTTGGATGCTGTGGCTGACCATAAAATACGAAATCCTGTTCGCCTGTTACCTTTCCTGAATCATCGGTAAAAAATGCTGACACATCCAAATCAAAATCTGCATTACCATCGTATCTATTTGTGTCCCATCCAAGACCAAATACGACTTTGTTTAAACCTGCATTGCCTTTTGTAAGGTCAATCTTCTGACCTTTAACTAAACTAATTGACATATTATTTATCCTCCTTATTCTTGGGAAGGCTGTCAACCTTCCCTTTTAATAATTTAAAAGAAACTGGGAATGTGAGTAACGTCAGAAAAATAAATGGAATAAAGTGTGTAATACATACTACAACAACACTAATTGAAAAACATATAAGAGTAATAATCTCTACTGTTTTATAACTTTTATCTCTCATTATCATGTTCTCATCTCCCTAATTACTTATTCTCTCTTTTCTTCTCAATAATCTTTCTAATAAGATCAATTGGAATAACCATAAAGGCTAAAATTACAACTACTACCCAATGTTTGAAATCTAAAGCTGTGACCTTAATAAGATTTTCTGCAAAGTTGCAAAGAGCAAATGTCATTACAAAAATTCCGATTGCAATGGCTGAAAATAACTTATTCTTTCCAATGCCATTAAATAAATTAATATGCTCTGTACGAATATTAAATCCATTAAATACTGCCATAAAGCATAACAATGCGAATCTCGCTGTCATAGCTTCTGTTTCAGATGCAAACATATTTGCAATAGGACTGAATGTAATAATTCCATAGAGTGCAATAAATGCTACTGTACTTATTGCAATGCGTTTCTTTGCTCCTCTGATGAATAAGCCAGAACCCTTCTTAATAGGTTTTTCTGTCATATACTCATCTTTTGGAGGTTCACCACCAAATGATAATGAATTAAGGGAATCCATAATGATATTTACAATCAGAATCTGAACTGAAGCGAGTAATGCACCTGCTGCAATCATTGGATAGATAACACTGAGAATCAGAAGTGAAATATTGATAGGTAACTGGAATTCAAGGAACATCATAATATTGTGCATAAATGTTCTTCCAAGTTCTACTGCCTTTACAACGCTTGCAAAGTTATCATCTGTTAATACAATATCTGATGCTTCTTTTGCAACATCTGAACCACCTTGCATACCAAAACCAACATCAGCTCTCTTTAAAGCAGGACTATCATTTACACCATCACCTGTCATTGCAACTGACTTTCCAATCTCTTGTGCTAATGTGACAAGTCTGAGTTTTGTGTTTGGTGAGCATCTTGAAATAACTCTCAATCGAGGAATTATACTCTTTACTTCATCATCTGACATCTCTTCAAATTCATCATTTGTAAGTGCCAAATCTCCATTTTTATAAATTCCACACTCTGTAGCAACTGCAACTGCTGTCTCAATACAATCGCCTGTAATTTCAATAACTTGAATACCAGCCTTATGTGCTGTTTTTACTGCACTCGGTACTTCATCTCTTACAGGATCTACAACACCAATAATTCCAAGGAATGTCATGTCATTTGGTATTTCATTCTCTACTAAATCACCATCTGCCATTGTAACTGCAATGCATCTCATTGCATTACTTGTCATTGCTGTAATTGCATTACTTAATGTGTCATTGTCGTTATTCTCTACAATTTCACCACTTGAGTCCATTACTTTTGTGCAATGCTCAATCAGTTTCTCAGGTGCGCCCTTATAGTATGTAATTCCATCCTTTGTCGTAAAAGCTGAATACTTATTGCTACTATTAAATACCTGCTTTAACTTAACTGGATATTTTTTCTGAATGTCAGCATATGTTTCAGGATTTACAAGGCTAAGAACTGCTCTATCAATTGAATTACCACCTGTAATATTGTTTTCTGAATCAAATGTTGCACTATTATTTAAAGAAATGTTTGCCTTGATATTATTCCAAAGAACTGAATCCTTATTTACATCATTACCAAAGCCATCAATAATCTTCTTTGGAGTCATAATACCTGTCGTAAGAGTACCTGTCTTATCAGTACAGATAATATCAACATATGCTAACTCTGGAATTTTACCAGGATTCTTAGCAAGAATATTGAATTTCTCCATTGTCTTTACATTCTGTTTTGTTACAAGTTTTACAATAAGAGGCAACCCTTCGGGAACAGCAGCTACAATAATTGTTAATGCTACTGAGAAGTTCTGTGCGATTTTCTGAATAATATTCAGAACACCACCGCTAAAATATTCTCCAAATCCAACCTGTACAATTCCTGAAATTGTAAGTACCGCAAATGTAATAACGGCTGCGATTGTTCCCCACTTAGAAATGAAGTCGCTCAGATTATCAAGTGCAATATCAAGTGCTGTCTTTGGTGCTTCGAGTGTTTGCATTTTAACAAGTGTATCACCATTTACTGTATTTACACCTACATCAGTAACAATCATTTTTCCTTCGCCTGACATTACTGTTGTACCAGCAAATAAGCAATTCTGATTCGTATAAGCATCTGTTGAAGTAGTTTTCTTATGAACATATCCTTCAATCGGTGTTTTCTTACACTCTTTTGTTTCTCCATTAATAGCTGCATTGTTTACAGAAATCTTACCTTCAATGAGATATCCATCTGCAAAAATCTCTTGTCCCATTCCTACACAAACGAGATCGCCAACTACCAATTCATCCTTGTTAATTGTTTGAACTTTACCATCACGAATTACGTCACAATACCTGACTGATGTTTTGGCTCTCAACTCTGCTGCTGATTTTTGAACACCAAGTCCAGTCTTAACAGCAATACATGTTACAATTGCTAATACAACAAGAATCATAATTGGATCTGATAAATCCATTACTCCCATGACTCCAAGGAATAACTGCAATACTGCAATTGCAATAAGAATCATTGTGATTTTCTCACTTAATGCCTCCTTTGCGAAGTCATACCACTTGTCCAACTTTGGTTCAGGAAGCTTATTACTTCCATGAAGTTCTCTACTTTTGAGAACTTCTTTACTACTCAATCCATTCATCTGTTTTACTCTCCTTTTCTATAATTTTTATATATGAATGCTAATTGGTTACATATCTATATTCTCTTTTTAATTTGGGAATTTTATTGAGCTGAATCGCTCAGAAATTTTTTACAATGAAACGAAGCTTTCTTTCTATTCAACATACTGTACAACTAATGGTTCATCGGCATATTCGTCAATCACATGCATTACTGCCTGTCTAACCATAAATTGTCCACAACAATCATTAAACCACTCTTTTAGCTTATCTATATCGCTTCCACCATAATCTCTTAAATCTCCAAAGATTGATACTGTTGTGGATGCCATACAACCTTTATCTGAATTATGCCAAATACTCATTTCTAGTGTTCCTTCGCTACCCATAGGCAATGTCTTTGTATTATCTGATTCGTCATAGTCGTATAAATCATTCCAAGTTACTTCTTTACCGAAGACTTTATAAATATCTTCATCTGAAATCTCTCCAAAACTATCTAATCTAAAAATTGCTGCTACATGTGTCCACTGACTCATAATCTTCTCCTTTCATTTTTCCAAAGAAATCGAACTTTAATGTGTTTTTGCTAATTCAAATATTTCATTCCAATCATCATATTCTTTTAATTTCTCTTGTGGAACTAATAATTCATATTCAGATTCAATTTCTTCTTTAGAGCCATATCCATTAAAACTAGGTATACTACCAATTAAATCTCCATGTTCTTCTAGTTGACGAAATATAATAACATGTCCTTTCAAAAAATCACCCATATGTGAAGCAAAACTGTCAATCTGAATCAATGACTTATTTTCTTTATTTATGTAAATATCTCCAAGCTTCATTGTTATTTTTTCACCTCTCTTCCAAAGAAACGAACATTACTTTCTTGTAAGTCTAATTATCATCTCTACAAGTCTTTCTTTGCTCATAGCATGTAAATGCTCTCTCTTCTCATCATCTGAGCAGTTTTTAATAATCTTTAAATCACTCTCTGGCATTTTTTAATCCTCCTTATATTTTTTCTAACTAGGTTGGTGGGACTTGAACCCACAAAACCTGCGGTCAAAGCGCAGTGCGTCTAACCAATTTCGCCACAGCCCATTAGAGATGGTGTGGAATTTCACCACACCAAGTTATTCTCTATTTACTGGTCTGAATCAGCATCCTTTGTAACTACAGTATCGCTACCCTGTACTGTTACCCATCCATGCTTAAGCCTTGCTTCTGCCTCTTTCATACGAATGAGCTGATCAGTAATTGAACTGTTAATCTTTGCATTTGCGTCTGCCTCTGCCTGCGCTGCAATAACCTTTGCGTCTGCATCACCCTTGGCTTTTGTAACCTCTGCTTCAGCGTCAGCTTTTGCCTTATCAATATTTGTCTGATTCTGAATTGCCTGAGTCTCCGCATCCTGCTGAGCTTTGATCTTAGCATTTATAGCTTTCATTGTATCTTCATCAACATCAATATTGATTAAAGATACGTTGCTAATTGTAATACCATACGGCTCAAATTTCTTTGCAAGATAATCTGAAACTGAATTATTAATGTTTGCTCTTTCAGAACCAAGGATGTCGGATACTTTGTAATTTGCAACAATCTCTTTAGTCCAAGAAACAATATTAGGTTTGATAAAACTATCTCTTACCTCTTTACCACTCTGACCTTTGAATCGGGTAAAAACGTCCGCAACACTATTTTGTTTATACTGGTATGTATAAGTAAGCTCTAAAGTCATTGACTTACCCTCTGATGAACTTGCTGTGAAGCTATCATCATCTGGCGAATCTCCTTTTTTAGAAGCTGTAAGATATGACTGCTCAAGACCAACTGTATATAATGTTGTCTTTACCATTGGACTCTTCCAATGCCAACCTTGGTCAAGTACCTTTTTCTCTACTCCACCGTTTGCATTGTACTGAACTGCTGCATAGCCAGCAGGTACTCTTACAAGTGATTTTGCAGTTAAAATAACACCTAACACAATCAAAATAGCTGCTACAAATCCTCCTAGTTTCTTCATTCTTTTGTCTCCTTTTCATCTTTATTTATTTCTTCTGTCACACTATTTTTTATTATCTTATAGACAAATGAGCCTATCTCTGTAAAAAATGGCGACAGCAAAAACCATAGTATTAATAGTCCTATAATGACCAAAATCATCAAAACTGGCATTTTTAATCCTCCTTTATCTCAACAATAAATATTTTAACCAATCAGGTATATTAGCATTTACGACCATGCTGAATATTTCAATATTTACTAATATAGCGAGTATCGCAATTACTATAAACATTCCTATAATGAACAACTTATCTTTCATATGTATTTATTCTCTCCTTGCCAACTCATATATCCAAGTATTAACAATTTCTGTAAATCATTACCATGAAAACCTGTTACATCACAAAATGCGCCAAGTATTTCTGTATCTTCATGTGTTATTGCATGATAATTTACACTATTACATTCTTCTAAGTGATTCATATTTCCGTTTTGGAAAAATGTATTATACAATATTTCATATCCAGTATTTGTCATAATCTATAACCTCTGATTTTTAGCAATTCTTTTGATCTTCATATTCTCTGGAATATCCATTGGTCTGAAATCAGACCTTATAATTCTTGATATAATTACTGGCTTAACACCATATTTTGTGTAGCACATGATTATATCTCCTACAGATATATTCTCTACAAACATTCTCCATTTTTCAGATGTCGGCACTCTCCAAACGTACTCTTTATTACTCTGCTGATTTGGATGTCTGCCATATATATAAGTAATTATTTTATTTTCTCTTTCATATTCATATTTATATTGTTTGATGTCTTCTACATCAAACTCTTTAAGTATCAAGTATCTTATGTATCCATCTACCAATTCTTTTTTATGGTTGATAATAATTGGCTTGTCCAGCTCCCCATGCTCTATAAAATATCTTTTTGCTCTATTCATCTTCGCCTCATTTGGTACAGATTCTGCAAGGTAATCTGGAATTATAATACTTGTTAGTTTCATGTTTTATTTTGTTCTCCTTTATGTATTTATGCGTTTGCCATCTTATCAAAACTTCTCTTCATGAAGTCATAATTTACTTTCTGAGATGGACTAAACTTTTTTGTATTCTTATATTTATTAATCCATTCTTCAAACTTGTCCTCATTTTCATTCTCACAAGCATATGCCATTAATGCGATTAGAGCTGTTTGGCATTGCTGATATATTGGAGCATTGACTTCAATTCCATTATGATCAAGGCAATAATCAACAAGGTCAGAATAAGCATTTACGTCCTCATCTGTCGCTTCTGGATTTGCGTTTTCCTGTACAAATGAGAGTGTTGATTCATTTGAATTTTTGCTCTCTAAAACCCTTGATTTTATTGGATTTTTAAGGTTAAACATTTCCAACATAAACGAAATATATGTATTTATCTTGTTTTGTATCAATTTTTTGTCAGATGTACCAGGTTCTTTATCGAGCATATCATAGCTCCATCCATCAACCACTTTGTTATGTAAGTTATTTACCAACTCATCTAAAAACTCGGCAAATTTGCTATCTTCTAATCCCAACTTAGTGAATCTATGGAACACAGCAAACCAAACTGGGATATCTTTGAATACAAACAAGTTTTGGAATTTCTCTCCACAAACCTTTGCAATTCGATTTCCGTATGTATTAATTGTGTTAAATTCTTCATCAGAAGAACTATCTTCAATAAACTCATTCCTATCTTTTGGATTCTTTTTCCAATCATCCATATGGAATACAGTCATTACAGAATTAGCAACTGTCTGCTCGTAAGTTCCATTCTTCCTCTTTGCACTTGAATATGTAACACAATTTTTATAAAACTCATTGTTTGCAATGTTTTTAATTTTTCTTGCATATGTAGGAATCCATGTAAGAGCTTTCTGGTTTGAACCCATACTCTTATTTCTGTTATATCTTCTTACTAACTTACTGATTTCCATCATATTACAGTTCTGATGAATAACAATTCTAATCTGATAATCATCAAATTTCTTTTTTAATTCATCAGGTAACTGCTCGTAAGTTTTATTCTTTATGTCAAACTCACAATTGTCCCAAAGAATACTTCCGTTCTCATCTTTAATAAGATGTCCCTTTTCATCTCTTCGCTTCTTCTGATATTGAATAACGCTATTTTCAAAAGATTTTGTTGTTTTCCAGTTCATATGACGGAACTTATTTAAAGCTGTTGTTCTCTGAATACCATCAACTATGTACTGCTGAGTTAAATTATCTCCAAGCTCTTCCTCACCAAGAATAATAGGAGGAATATAATCTTCATTAAGCACCGTATAGATTAGCTCGTTTATCGCTCCATTATCCCAACAGAACATTCTCTGAACGTCCTGATTTTCTGAAATATCTTCACTATTTACACTCTTTAAATATGAAGATAATGCTATTGCTTGTTCTCTTACCTTTTTTGCCATTGATTAATTCCTCCTATATATATTGCCCATTAGTATCTCTGGGTTAAGATCCTTGTGTTTTCATAAGACTGTATTGCTTGTATATTATTTGAATACTCTTTTGTACTAATATGTAAATATTCTCTGATTTCCATTGGTTTATATCCTTCAGAAAGCAATGCAACAATTTTCCTTTGTGTATGTGATAACTGATTTAAATATCTCTGTATCCTTGTACCGCCCATCATACTTTGTGCTGCTATTTCAAAAGTATCAAAATCAGAAGGTATCATCTCACTGATTTCCATTCCATCTTCACCTATTAAAGCATTCATACTTTCAATATTTTTCTGAGGGATTTTTTTCAATCTGTTTCTGTCTCGTATTTCAGTTTTGAACTTACGTTTAATGTTACTTGCCAAGAAACAATCAAAACTACATTTATTACTCTCATCGTACCTAAATACCGAATCGGTTAAAACTCCAAGTGCAATTGAATAGAAATCATCAATATCCATTCCATATAAACCACCAATTTTATTTAACATTGGATTACACATTTTTTTGAGCTTTGCCATTTCGTTATTACAATACTTTTCCAGTATTTCTTTTTGTTGAATTTCCATTTTTACCACCCCTTATGTTTGATATTTAATTATTCTCCGTTTCCTATCTCAACTATTCGATATCTGTATTTTCGACTAAATAATCCATTTATCGCTTTTTGCGTTCTTTCTTTGCTGACTTTAGTGGTATCTACCTCAGCTATTACATTATGTATAATGACCATCTCATCCTTAAGATTTCGTCTATTTTTTCGATTGGTACGAATTCTCTTATAGAATATCCAACCTCTGTAGAGATCAACTGGCTTTTCCAACTCTACCTCATGTAAGATATCTATCAATTCTTCGTCAGCTTGTTTTAACTCAAATTCGAGTTCTTTATATCTTTGAGCTGCATCATTAAGAATTCGCTCACATTCACCAAATTTATCAATCCAAGACCTAACAGATTCAGAGACTTCATATCCATCATTACCTTTAATTGATGTTTTCGTTGCTTCAACAATTCTCTCAACTGGTGTCTGTATCTTAATATCAGGAATACATTCCAACTTAAAATGCAAACGTTTCATGGATTTTGGTAGATGCTCCAAGATATTCTCTGCCTTTTGCTTTTGAAATGTGTCTCTTGTTTTCTTTGTACAAGCAACTGGTTGTCCATTATTAAGCCTTATGTATACACCATTGTTATTTACAATTGCGTATTCCAATTTCTATCACCCTTTCTTCTTATTTATAATAAGAGGCATCAAGGAGTTGAACCTTACATGATTGGCTTTCCTGTAAAGCTGATGCCTCATCCGTTAGTGGATTAAACTATGGTAGAACTATAGCAGCTACACATTCTGCTCTTACAAGGTAAAATTTATGTACAAAGAAACAAGTACCTTGCGTTCTGCACTTACATCGGGTGTGATTCAGTGCATAACAGAGCTAGTAGGACTCGAACCTACACATGATCGGATCAAACCCGATTGCCTTACCATTTGGCGATAGCCCTATAATTATTAAATTAAAATTAAATAACGTGAAAATATGCTGAATTGCTTGAATTTAATTGACATTCTGTCAATTTATATGTATTATAATTATGAGCGTATTCCAGTACACTCATGAACAACAATTCAATAAACAATGTTATTAGAGGAAGTCGAGCTAGTGTTCCAGCACGTTATGCTCGGCTTTCTCTTTTCGTATCTCACATTTAATATATTAGAACGTTCGTTCGGTTTTGTCAATGCTTTTACCGAACATTTATTCTGTTTTTTATATAATATCACGTTGCGAGTCCCAAATTCTGCCCTCGCAACTACAAAATTTTATATTATGCACCATTTCTGTATGAGACAAGCTGATTCGATTGAACACATTATTAGATAACCAATCAATCTCATCATCAGCTTTATTAATTATTCTCTTTCCTTCATCGGGTGTAATCTGTTTTGGCTTTGTATGAATAAACGTAATTCCATTAAAGGAATCCAACCAGATTTTACCAGGAGCTTCGTCTATTAGTTGTTTTGCTTCTTCTTTGCTTATATACATGTCGTTCCCTCCTCTAATCTATATCCAGTTCCAAAGAACAAACCATTAAAACACGTCTGGTCAATCATTCTTCTATCTTCCTTACATATAATTGTACCAAGTTTTTCCATTACCTCCGTTTTAGAGATAGTTATTATCTGCTCTCCCATTACCATTGAATAAAGCTGCAATCCATTTTCTCCATTGGCTTCAAGACATCCATGCACTGGCATATTTGTCTTTTTAATTTTACTTGTCAAAGGCATCACTGTAATTATCGTAGCATGTTTTGTCCCAATTGGGTTTGATACGATCACATATGGACGTTCTTTAGTCTGGACTGATCCTTCGCCTTGATATTTGATTTTCGCTTTTATAACATCATATCTCTGTAAATCCATATGTACGTTCCTCCTCTCTTTTGTATTTATGTACCTTGGATTACCTTTGATATTTCATACTATACGCCCTTAACAATATAATGTCAATAGTTATTCTTAAGATTATATTTATTTTTTTAACAATATATGCTAAAGTATATATTATCAAGGAGGTAATATATATGAAACTTAATATAAAACCATTAGTTGACGCAAAAGGACTAAATAGAAATCAGCTTTCAAAAGAACTAAAAATAGGATATCAAGCAACATGTAATTTGTATGATGGTAATGCACAACGCATATACTTTGATACATTGCAAAGATTATGTGACGTTCTCGAATGTACTCCTAATGATATTTTAATATCTGAACACGACACTAAAAACTAGTGTCGTATACATAAATCACATCTCCATCAATTTCTCTTTCATTCCAACAGCTCCGTTTGCATAATTATTAACTGTTGTATTTACACTACTATGCCCCAACTGCTGCTGAACAAATGCAAGATTTCCATTTCTGTTCATTATACTGGCATAATAATGTCGCATCATATGTGGAGTAATACCATTGCCATAATTCTCAAATATCTGTTTGATATTTCTTTCCGTTGTACGTGTACCATTTTTATTTACGAACACAGCTTCTTTGTCTAAAATATTGTCTAAAGTACTTCTGTATTCTAACCATTCTCTTATAGCTTTTAAAGCAGATCCGCTAAGATATACCGTTCTATTTTGCATTTCTCTATACACGCCCTTACCAAGAATAGTAATATAAGGCATTTCTTCATCTAAATGCAGATCAGATAAATCCAAGCCAGCAAGTTCAGATTCTCTTATTCCAGTTCCTCTTAACACACGAAAGATAGCAATATTCCTATTTCTTACTGGAATATCCTTTTTCCACATTATTTTCTGTTCCATATCATTAAGCTGTTTTTCTGTTGGGAGTTTTTTAGTTAAATTGTTCCCAGATGGAATTCCTTTATATGTTACATCTTTAAAGAATTTATCTTTAATTTCAGTTCCTTTTACTCTACTCATATAATCCCAAAAACTGCTTATAATATGTTTCCTAGTTTCTAATGTTGTAGGTGACATTCCATTCTGTTCTTTAGTTTTTAAATATAATGTAATATCTTCTGCCATAATATCGGTAAAATCCGATGGCTCAATATCTGAAATATTTGTTTTATCAATAAGTTTCTCTTTAATAAACCAATTGAGCAAATCTACAATAATCCCAAGATAATTCAATGCGCCTGCTTTACTCTCTATCTTTACAGTAAAATATTTTCTCATATATATAGGAAGATTTAACTCATCCAACTTCCTATTAAGCTTTTTAGCATTTTTATTTTGTACTTCTATCTTATAACACATAATTATCACTCCCTTGTATAATCTGCTATCGCTTTTGCAATAGCTTTAGCTGCTCTTTTACTTTTTAATGATCTCTGAATAGATTCTGTATTCCAAGAGACATCACTAAACTCAGCTAACTCACCACCACAATTCCAATTCGGAATACTAAAGAATCCTCCATTTACATATTCTCCGAAAATCACACTATAATAATTTCCATTATACTCAACACCTATATGGTGAATATTTTCAACATAAGCATCACCATTATAACTGATTTTATAATCTTTCATATTAATCAACCTCACTTTCCTACATACATATTCTCTGTTTTCCATTCAGGTAGCAGCTCATTATTCTCATCATAGTATTTTGACTTAATTTTCTTTGCATATTCCATTCTTTCATCAAAATCATCGCACCACCTGACTTCAAGATTTTTAGTTCTCATTTGCAATTTTGTACATAGACAACACAAGTTTTTTACATGATCCTTTTCTCTCATATTCGGTCTACGAATTTTATCACCAACTTGATTTTTGCTAAGACATCTTAAACAGATAAACTCACTTGCTCTGCTCGTATTGTCGTGTCGTTTACTCATAATTTTATTTACCTCGTTTTCTATACTAAAAAAGAAGCAGTTAATTCCTGCTTCTATTGCTTATTTCTATATTTAATTCGCTTTCAATAAGAAAGCAATTTTTCATTTGATTAATGCATCTACGTCAATATCTGTTTTAAAAATAACAAACGATCCTGGTTTCATTAATTTATCAGTTTTCTTAGTAGCTTCTCTCCAATCTAATCCTTCATAATCTCTCTTTGAAATTTCGATAAAATCAGTTTCGTAAATTTTCTTATGAGTCTTTTCTATATCGACACATCCACTACTATTCAGTTCAGGTCTTCGTATTTTTACAACATACATATCATATTTTGTGTCGATTATAAGTACACTTGCCATTTCACAGATTCTTTTATCTGGCAATCTACTTATAAGTTTTGTTCTAATATCTCCAATATCCTCTTTATATAAATGTGGCTCATAAACACAATCTATAAAGCTTCCAAGTACATTCATATTATTACCTCCAAATTTCCACAAGAAATCGTCATTTCTTATTATATTTTTCTGCACATCCTTTACAGTAGAATTGATCCTCAATTCCATCATAAAATCCATCGTCATAACTACCTTTTACGCATTTTATATTGCCTGTCCCATCTTGCTTTTGTTCTGTTAGAATGAATTTTCCACATTTACAGCACATAATATCCCATTGCTCCATTTATTTTACCTCTTTCAATCTTCCAACAAATTCTTAGTACCCATTACACATACAATAATACTTAACAGCAGGTTCTCCACTAACATGGCGATACCCTATTTCTCTTATTAGTCTTAAACCTGAATTATACCGCTCGTCATTTGTAAAATTATCTTTTCTTGCCAATTCATTTATAATTGATTCCATTTGTATTCTCACTTCCTGCTTCATTATACTAATTTCCGACAAATCATACTGCTCAGCCATTCTCTTAAATTCATCAGATAATCCAGTCATTTGTGATAAATCCTCAATGGCTCTTTCCATATGTCCATAAGCAAGATCCAAATTATTCCATACTGACTGCAAGTTATTTTGCGTTTTATTAATTCGACTCATTGCACACCTCACTTCTTCTGCTCGTCAATTAAATCCAATACTTCGCATAAAGTTTTATATCTGCCTTCTTCTAAGTCATCCATATTGCGATTTGCTGTTTCATTTTCTAAATCCTCAATAAGCTGCTCTATTTTAATTCTTAATTCGTCCACTGTTATACCTCACAATTCTCTTTCCAATCTCTTTATCACTTGGGGCGTTTCTGTAACTGATTTATTGAAACATGTCGCTGTTCAATATAACCATCTTCCATTTCAAAATCAACATCTGCTTCCTCATTTGTTTCCCATGCATAATCTACAAATGTTCCAAATAATTTTAAATTTTTATGAAATACTCTATCACCTTTCTTAAATTTCATTTATATTATATCACCTCTTATCTCTCAGTTTCAGTTACAATTAGATTCTCTATATCGTACCTGCAATCAATCCAATGTTCATATAATCCAATGTTTTCATCTGTTGGTTTCCTTGTTGCTGATGAAATGTAATTATCAAACTTAACGATTGTATTATATATTTTCTCAAAGTCTTCTTTTGTGATCTCGTCAGTATTTCTAAATTCTTTCATTATATCACTTCTTCCAATCTTCCAAGTAAATCATTCTTTCTTTTTATCCTTGTAAAAAGTAAATATAAAACCATTTTGGATATCCGTCTTGCCAAAATTCGCAATAATGCCTATATCTGCTTACTTTATTCTCTTTGTATAATTCTGCGAGCAGCCTACTAATTTCAGGGATTTTCGGCACTCCATATAGATACCATTCTATTACTTTCGGATTAAACTCATTTATATATGCATTTACAAAATTCTCTGATACAACATCAATAAACTCATCTTTGTGTTGTTGCATATAATTGAGTATCCATTGCTTTTTGTGTTCTTTTATGATATATCACCTCCAAGGAAAGTTAATTTCATGTTTCTTTACATATGACCATGTAATACATTCTGGCGGTTGATCGCAGATTTTAAACATTATTACATTCTTATACCCCGATCTAATCAATCTATTTGCTTCTATTCTACCCTGACTTATATCATCAAAGTCGTCAAAAATCCAAGGTTCCGTTTCTATAAATCCATTTCCGTTTTTATCATTATAAGCAACTGCATACCTTTCGTTTTTCATGATCTATTCTCCATTCCATTTTTAAAACCTAGATTTCATTCATTTTTTCTCTAATAAACTCACAATCTGGACTAACACCGATCGCTCTCATCCAGCACTCCGCTGTTTCGCAACATCCTTTATGAAAGTTAAATTTCATTACAATGCATATAGCTAATTCCAACAATTCTTTTTAAATCTTCTATGTTGCAAGCCGACATATTTGATTCTTCTATATATTTTTTATTTTTTAAAACTTCGCAAGCAACTATATACCATGTTTTATCAAGATCTTCTTTATATATATGCATTCTAGTTGTACTGGTTATATTTACATATATATCATTTTGAGTAGTTATGTTAGTAATAACATTTTTAATTGTTCCCGAATATCCCATAGGTTTTCCTTTCATAGTAAAATTAAAATTTACTTGGCTTCTGGGAATCTAATTCCACCCCATTCAGAGTTCCAAATTTCAATTCTCTTTCCATTTTTAAAAGTAACAAGCATGTTTTCTCCATCAAAGGTAATCCCAGAATCTTTTAAATTTATTTTCCATTTTTCAATAAGAACTTTTGCACCTTCAATTGCTTCTTCTTTTGTATAATCATAAAAATCAGTAATTTCTACCTTATCAACAATATCGCCAAACATTTCAATCGCAATGTCTGTAATATCAATATACCACTGATCATGTTCTTGTCTTAATCTATCCTCTATATTCACATTGCTCTCCTCTTTGAAACTTAATTTCTTTGCCTTACTCAAACCAATTATTTTCTTCACAGCAATTTATTATCGCATTAAGAATATTTTGGAGATTTTGGACTTCTCCATTATCCAAATCCACATTCATGTTTTCTCTGGCATATTTTGCAAATCGTTTTGACACCTCTAAGAGAACATTTTGATTATCATTAATTAATTCTTTCCCTATCTGATTTCTCATAATGTCTTCACTTATACACTCTAGCTTTACAGCTTTTTCATGAGCATACACACAATCTTTGGCAAATTTGGTCAAGTCCGATTTTTTAATTTTGTTTTCCATCAATAACCTCCCTTGGAATCAGATAAAAATCTCCAACCATTTCTGCAATATGTTCATCTGTCCATACCGGTGTATCTGTCTTTGATACTGAACTCTGATACCAGTCCTGTAAAAATCCTTCATCTACTGCATTTTCTTTTATAAATTTCTTTGCAAACTCGTTAGATAACTGAAAATTAAATATTTTATTATTTTCCGATTCAAAACATGATTTAAACCATCTATCAGCTATAGTATGTGTGAGTTCTATTTGCGTCATAATTACAGTATTCGCACCAAAATCTTTTTCATATTCTGTTTTAATCTTCCCAAGCTCTGTATTTTCGTCAAATCCACCATTCTTTTCTGCATCAAGAAATTCAGAATAAAGAGCCATTAATTCTAAGTCTGTTTTTGTTTCAAAAATATTTATATGGTTCATAATTAGTTGCCTCCCCTTTTTATATATATTTATTAATACTTAATATATTGATTAAATTTCTTTGCCCTATTCTGATTCAATATCAACTGGATTTTCCAGTTTTAATATCTCATCTCTATGCTCTACCAACGCAGCACTTGCAATAGCATTTATTTTATTCTGGCAAAAGGACTCAATTTCTCCTTTTGCTTCCATAACCGTTTTGTCCATCTGTTCATTGAACTGGTCTGCAATAAAATCCAAGTTACATCCAAGATCCATACTTAATTTTCTAAGTTTAGATATTACAGCTTCTTTGTCTGCCTTTGTTAGTGCTTTCTTCTGTGAAAACAAATCAGTTACATCCTGAATTAACTGCTGTGACTCATTCATTGCATTTTTTGTTTTACCTTTGAATTCATCAGTAAACTGTTCTCTTTTGCTAACGAAATCACACGGAGGTATTTTACCATCTTTTTCGGTATAGCGAATTGTTACTGGAATTCCTGTACCCTGTCCAAAAGATGTAATCGCTTCAGCGAATTGTGAATAACTCATTTCAACTTTTACAATAGGCTTACCGCCAAAAATATCATCACGATTTAACTCTCTTGTAATATCAGCATGTCTAAGTTCCATTGTAATTACATTACTATGTTCAATGCTACTCCCGAATAATGGTGTCTTTCCACCATAAGCTCTGTTAAATAACAAAGTACCATAACTAGGATGACTTGTTCTAGTCCCAAAATCTGTCTCTTCTACTTTATATTCATTCTCCATATATTCTATTTTCCTTTCAAACTAACAGTAAGCTTAGATTCCAAAATGTTTAATTCTTTTGAATTACGAAATAACATTAAGTCATCTTCTATATCATTATGGTATCCATGATTATAAGCATATTTTCCAATATCTCTAATTGTTTTTAATCTTGTTTGTAAGTATAGGTCTATGTCCATTTTTCTTACGTCTTTACGTTGTTCTGACGTTACAGATCCATTTCTAGTAAAGATACAGACCTGATCATTATTTACTTTGATTACATTACATGGATACCAATTTTCTCCAATTCTGAATTCATACATAAAATTCCAATTTCCGTTACACTCTTCTAACGTCATATATCACCTCTCGGAACTTAGTTTCTTAATAACATTCAATATTCAATTGTATTGGCAATCTCTTTTATCTTATCTGCATTTAATGGTGCAACTGCATCTACTAATCTACCTTTAATTTCTTTATATTCTTTCGAATATGGATTAAATCCAGATAATTGACACCAATTTTCAATTTCTGCTTCTAGTTTACTTGCTTTTTTACAAGCTTCATTTTGTTGCTTGATCTTATTCTGTATATATTTAGGTATCTCCATACAAATTTATTCTTCTTTCTATACATAAGTAAGCTTAGATTTCAAGTCCATTTTCCATACATTTTTCTGCAAATTCACTTGAATTATTTCCGACAATTTTTCTATAAATATGATTCCAGTCGGTATTTCCAAATGCTATTTTCATATCACCTTCAAGATATGCGTTAAATGTATCAGATTCATCTTTACTTAAAACACAAGTTTTGTCCTTACAAACGCTGTCAAATTGTAACAATAATTCTAGCTCTGCAATTTCTGTTTTCAATTTTTTCATATACAACAACGCATTGATAGCGTTGTCTTCATAATTTGACTGTTCAATATTTTTCATATCAATTCTGAAATATTCTTGTTGATTTTCCAAATCTCGCTTTTTAGCAGCTAATCGCTGTTCCAATACATCATTCATATTATTCACTCCTTTTCATTCATAAGTAAGCTTAGACTTCATCAATATCAATTTCTCTACAACTTCCAATTTCTATTGCATCAACAATTGTACTACCATAAGATTTTACTTCTTCAATAGTTTCCATCATATCTTCTTCTGTTTCCAACCATGCAATAGACAATCCATCTTTTTCACTTTCATATACTAACATAAATGGCTTTTCAGGTTGTAAAAATGGCTTTCCATCATCAAATGATTTAAATTCGTTACTCATAATTATATTTTTCCTTTCTATTCCACTTCTATTGTAATTTTTACTTTTTGACCTTCTTTTATTTCTGGTTTATTTTTAAAGCTCGCAATCTCGTCTAATGCAATTACAATACTGGAACTAAAATAACCATCAGACAATAATACATCTGTTGAATTGTCACTTTCTGCTACAAATCCCCATATATTATTACTTTCATCCATTAACTTTGAATGTCCTACAATCGAATATTTATCCATTTTACTATTCCTTTTAATTTCACAAGAAAACTTGGTTTCTTGTTACCCTATATCCCGACAATATTCATACTTTCCATTTTCAAAATCATTAACAAAAGTATTTGTAATATCATTACCATAATTTAATTCGTCAATCGTTGTTCCATCTCCACTACGAAGTTCATCAATATCATATCCTTTACTTTCAAAATAATCATTGATTTCTCTATCAAGTATAGCTGCTTGTGAAGTCAGTTTTGCTAATTTATGCATTTTTCCTTGTATATCCTTAGATATTCTCATAATTTCTCAACTCCAATCTTCCAATAAATCTATTCCAAACCAATCATTTTCTCAAAATACATTGCAGCTTTACCATTTCCACCCTCATGTTTGTATCCAATACATCCAATCAGTGCAGAATCAAGAGATAAGTACGAATGGTTTGTATCACTGTAGTTGATGTATCCATGATAATATGTTTTCTTATCTCTTTTATTAATATACTCTACAATCTGATATTCTCCAATGCAATGTATCTTGATCACATTGCCCCATGTAAATTCTTTTTCTATCAGTTCCAACTTTTCATCATGTGTTGCTTCTCTTACATCCTCGTCTGTAATTGTATTTAACTCGCTAAAATAGCAACTTCCATAATTACACGGATGAAACTTAAAATCATTTTCGCTTTTTACTACTGTTCCGATCTGATTTTTGTATACAACAATGTCTCCATATTTCATGTGCATTACTCGCTTTCTTTATTATACACTACTTTCTTTGAACTGGAAAGTATAAGACAGTTCCCATCACATATACAGCGTGAAAGTTATGTAATTATGCTTTAATTTCTGGTGTAGTCTGCTGAAACATTTCTGTTGGTGACTGGTTATATGCCTCACACATTGCACAGAATGTCTTGATAACATTTTCCCCATTCACTTTCATCTACCCACTGGATATATGGTTTTCTACCTCTCTGTTTTAAGCAGATTCCATATTTATACTGAAGGTTCTTATAAAGTTCATTCCACATATTTCCGAATGGAATACCTGTCACAGCAGCTAACTGCCTAACACCTGCATTTAATTTTTTTCTATCAGACCACGAAAGAATTTCACCTGCTAACGCTTTATTATCATTCTGCAACTTTTCAATATGCCTATTCTTAAACGCTACAAGATTTGCTGATGCTATTGCAACTGCATTTGTATCTCCACTTGCTACAGCCATTCCAACACTAAGCATTAACTTCTGTTCTTCTTCAATGTCTTCTGTTTTGATTTCCATTGAAGTCTTTTCTTCTATATTAAGAAGTTGATTTCTAACTTCTCTTGCAACCTCTGATTGCTGCAATAACATTCCGATTCGTAAAACTGCTCGTCTACTGAATGCCTTTAATCCTCTGTTATTAATCGTAACAATCTGACCGTTTTCAAAAGTGTATGTAACGGATGTTTGCTTCTGTTCAACGGAAGTGGGATTTACAACACTTCCGTTATAAAATCCTCTTGGAAGCATTTTTGTTCCATCGCTGTCAATTTCTTCACGATTTAACCCATATAACGACTTAACATGATCCATTGATACTTCATAATAATCAGCAACTTGCTCAATTGACATTAAATCCGTTCCTAGCAAAAGTAATAACTTCTTTACTTTCTCTAAGACTTCATAACGTCCAACACACTTATCTCTCATTTCTCTATCAGAGATAATATTTTCTTGTTCTTTCTGCTCTTTTGTTAATCGCATATCGTATTTTCCTTTCTTAAATAAATTTGTTGATAGCCTTCTATAGTTTTATTCTCTATTTGCTCGCAGACTATCGAGAGTATTCCAACTCCATCACGACAGCTTTTACAGATAGCCAATCCTTTATTTAGTTTTCAATGTGCAATTCTTTTGAAAAATTGACTTGAAATAGTCCAGAAAGTACGATAGAATATAATTGACTTTGGACTAAGTTCAAATCGGGTGGAATAGCAACTTCTAAACTTTGGTCAGTGTAGGGTTGCTATTCTTATTTTCCAACAGTTTTTCAATTGATAGACCAAACAAATTTTGTAATTGAATGGCTACTTTTAGTGATGGACTTCTATTCTGATTTTCAATGTTTGAATATGCAGATTTTGTAATACCAATTTTATCTGCAACATATTGTTGAGTCCATTTATTTTCCAAACGGATTTGTTTTAGCTGGTTCATAATTATCTCCTTTCCAGTTATGTATTCCGTTTGAATACATCATTATTGTATTCTATTTGAATACTTATGTCAAGAGGTGATTTTATGTTTTTCTTCTTTTTTCCAAGTTTTTCTGAAAGACTAAAGGAGTTGAGAACTTCTAATGGTCTTACTATGGAGCAACTTGGTAAAGAAATTGAATCTACAAGAGGAACTATTGGTAATTTTGAGAATGGAAACAAAAAGCCAAGCCTTGATATGCTGATTAAACTCGCTGATTACTTTGATGTTTCCATCGACTATCTTGTTGGACGCACAGATGATCCAAAATTACATCAAAAAGAGGACTGATATATCTTCAGTCCTCTTTCGCTTTCCCATATAAAACCTATTTTACTTGGTTTATTCAATTGGTTTGTCTAACTCTTTCCCATATACATCTACATAGCCACCATAAGTACTTCCATCTTCGTCATACCAAAAATACCATTCTGTATTTGTTATTCTCTTGATATTTATATCAGATGTTTTTGTGTTATTTATCCATTTTTCTGCTTCTTTAATAGCAACATTCTCATCCGAATATATTCCAAGTACCCTTGCGTTTGCTTCTGGGTGTTCTCCTTTATTATTAATTACTGTATGCACTATTGTATATAACATGTCATCCACTCTCCAATCTATTTAATTCCAGCTTCCTTACACAGTTCTAAAAACTCATCACGGCTAATTTACATTTCTGGTTTCCTACTATTTTTCATAATAGCTACATGGTGCTTCACATTCTCCAGATGACGTACATGCAGGATTTTTACCACACAATCCATTTCCTAGCATATATTTACACCCTTCTTTTCTTGTACCAATATTTCTCGAACCACAATTATTACAATGATATGATTTCTCTTTTTCATCATATCGAATATCCATATTTCCGCAATCTAAACAAATCATAATTTATTTTTATTCTCCATTCTTTTTATTATTCTTCATTGTCATCTGTGTCATTAATCATTTCTATAATATCATCAAGCGAAGTACAATCATCACAAGCTGGCTCATTACAGATTTCTAATATCTTATTATCAACATCAAAGTTAAAATAAATTCCATAATCAACCGCACTTGCATTGATACGGATATTCCAATCCCAAATGTCCTCAATTTCATCATTTACTTTATTTAAACAATATGATAATGCATTAATACTTCTATCAATATCTACAGAATATTTCATATATTTTTCCTCCAATTTTCCAATGAATCTATTAATTCCTTCCCCATAAGTCATTTAATACTTTCTGATCACTTGGTAGATTCGAATAACTAATTCCAATAGTCTGCAACTTATAATATTCTTCTTTTGTAATGTCGATTCCATAATCTCCTTTAACAGTTTCTCTATAACCGAATTTATCTTGGCATTCAGGTCTGAAGTACCATTTCTTATAAATTGGTTTATCTCCATGTTCCCATTTAAAAAGACAAGTAATTGTTCTTCCAGTAGCAATCTCCGTTGCAACCGATCTTCCAAAATAAGGATTATACTGCATATAAGCTAATTTACCACGTTCAATTGCATCTTGTTTGTCACGCTCACTCATTTCGAATAACTGCTGTGTACCTCTTCCATAAGAAGTGTCATACACTTTACTGCTATTCACACCAACTGTAGAATATAATTTAACTCCATTTTTATCAGTTGTTTCAACTCTCTTTACTCGCTCTCCGTTGATGTATTCATTGCATAATCTGTCTGCATAATGAACATTTCCTTTTTCATCAACAGTACGAGTAATTTTCTTCATATCATAGTTATCTTTAGCTGCCTTTGCAGCACTTCCTGCATAAATTCCTAAAAATGCTAATAGTCCTCCGAACATATTCATCGACCACCTTTCTTATATTATCTTCTCCATTTATCCATTTCGTCTACAGACTTCTTATTGAGATTATTATACATATCTCTTCTCTTTTTTGCTTCATCTTCCTTACTAGCTTTCCAAGGAAGATATATACATAAATATCCTGCAATCAAACATCCGATTAACTGTGCCATAATAACTACCTCCGTCATCTTATTTCCGTTACCATATTACTATTATTATATCACTACTATCTCGTCTTTACTACTGTCAAATATCTCATAGAAATTCTCTTCATAGATACCATCCAACTTATCAGCTTCCTCATGCTCATTAAGGGCATAAGTCGCATCTTCTAATGAATCGAAACTGTCAATGAAATTTCCACCCTGCCTGTCTCTAATTTCAAACATACAATCACCTCCGTTATATTATTCTCCATTAAAAAACAGACAACCTTGCGATTGCCTGTTTCAAGTCATATATTTATTTTACAGTACTACAACACATACATTATATAGTACCATTTTCCTTCAATTTCCACACATCCCCAATCAGTGCAAGGTTTATGTGTTCTAACCATCTCCCTCACCATGTCAGAATATCCATCATCTGCACAACAGCTATCCCATTCTTCACAGTATCCTTCAAGACCTTCCTCTAAATCTCGGTATATAGTTGTGTCAGTTTCCAAATATTTCTTTGCTTCTGCTTTTGTACAATTATCTTCGAGAAGAATATCTATATCATCAGGAATAACCTCTATTCGGTCTTCAACTCTCATTCCATCCGCTTTATATTCCAGGAATTCTCTTATGTCATCGACATCATTTACTTCTTCCCATTTGTCATGCATTTCTTCGCCAAATATTTCAACATCTGGTTCAAAATAATCTTTTAGTTCATCAAAACTCATTTCCTTAGTATATTCAGCTCTGTTATCCACATCGACTACTCTGTACTTCATTGCTCATCCCTCCGTTTATATCATCTCACCAGCAACATCAATGGCATCGTCTAAGTTATCACAAGGTCTACAAGATCCTTCTGCAAGTAGTTCTTTTCCATCTGACACTCTGACAACTTGCGTAACTGTTTTACCATACCCTTTACAATCATTAACTACAATAACTACTTTTCCATTACCATCATTGTAATCATATGTAGCAAACATATTTTTCTCATTGGCTTTCCGTTTGTAATCTTTGTATTTTTCTTTGATTGCTTTAATTGTCATTGTTCTCACTTCCTACATTCATAATCAAATCTGTGAGTTTATTTTGCAATTCTTCCAATTGGAATGCTTGTAGTGGTGTAATATCTCCAGTTTTTATATCATTTGCAGCTTGATATTCAAGGAAAATATCATTTATTTTTTCTTCTACCAAATTATACAATGTTTCCCTATTCATTCCACTACCTCCAATCATAAATCTATTATATCAATTCCAAACTCTGATTTCAAGACATTCTCAAAGTCTGGATCAAGCTCACAGTATCTTTTAATAAATTCATTGTTACTACATGGTGCAAGTTCTCTATGTACCCGCTCTCTTATATCGCCATTCATAAATATTGCAATTGCTGGCATCGCATATTTACTTATTTCCATTTCATCGACCTCCTTTACAAGCACTGTGCAAATAATATACACATTCTCTTAGGATTTGTGTACGTTATTTTTTTCTTCGTTATTTTGTTATACACAGTAATACTCAATTGCTTTGTGAGCAGATTCTGATTTAGTATTATCTGCTTCTCTTTTGTGTCTTTTAACAATATATCATCCATTGACACCCTCACTTTCTCTAAGGAAATTTCCGTTTCTTCCTAATCGCTAATCGGTAGCCAATTTACAACCGCTGGCATTTGAATTAAGTTTTCTGTTTTCTGTATATCTTTTTGCATTTCTTTTATGTCTTCTGTAGTTGGTGGAATATTTTTAAAATTATATACCGCACTATATATTCCGTTTTCCGTATAAAATATTACTAAATGTTTCATACTTGTTTTCCTCACTTTCCGCAGTAAATCATCGTTTCATGTTAATCCTCAATAACTATTTCTTTGCCACAATAAGGACAATATTTTAATTTATCCATAATTATCACTCCTTATCCAATCTTCGTTATTTCCATATAGCAACCATTCATAGCTTTATCATACTGCCTAATATCATAGAGCCAACTAAACGGAATTTTAACAGTTCCTTCTTTTTTCAATTTTTCCATTACTTCCCCAATAGAAAAATATCCCTGCATCCAACCATAACCCGATAAATACTGTTGTCTATCCAAATCACACAACCTGTCATGATATTTGATTGTATTTTTCTTTAGAAATTTAATATATCTATCAGATAATCCATAATTTTGGTAAATAGTAACCCGAGAATCCCCTTTGTAACCCAAGACTCCCTCTTTGTAAAT